ACCGGCCGCACCGTCCGCTCCCCAGCGGCCGGGCCGACCGGCTGGCAGCACCGTTGCGGCTGCACCGGCCGCACCGTCCGCTCCCCAGCGGCCGGGCCGACCGGCTGGCAGCACCGTTGCGGCTGCACCGGCCGCACCGTCCGCTCCCCAGCGGCCGGGCCGACCGGCTGGCAGCACCGTTGCGGCTGCACCGGCCGCACCGTCCGTCGACGTCGCGGCACTGTCCGCGACGATCGATGCGCAACGAGCGGAGATCGCCAAGCTTGGCGTGTTGCTCGCCAAGCTGCAGCCGACCGATGTGCTGAGCGAGGCGACAATCCTCGCCTATGCCAACACCGTTGATGCGGACGACTGGCGCCTCCCCTATCACGGCGCCGCGCTGAAACTCCGGACGTTCTCTCACGACAAGAATGACAAGCTCGTCCCGGGCACCTACGTCGCCAACGTTCTGTTGGCCATCCCGTGCGACGACGCCCCCACACACAAGGGGGGGCTGGATGGGGCAAGCTGGAGAGCGCTCGGATGCATTGCCGTCTACGCCGGAAGGCGAGCCGACGGGACGTACCGCGGCGTTCCCTCGTACATCACTGAGGAAGAGCTTGCGGCACTCTGGATTGACTGAGAACCGCTAGCACGCGAAAGGCTCCGATCCACGTGGATCGGAGCCTTTTGGCGTGAGAGGAGCGGACATGCGAGCAACAATCGTGCTACTAGCCTTCGCGGCATGCGGGGGGAGCGTCGACGCTGGCGACGCTGGCGACGCTGGCGACGCTGGCGAATGTGCGGCGGGCGTCTCGTGTGACGCGCTACTAGCGGACGTGACCGGAGGCGCACCGGACGGGCGTCGAGCCGCCCGGCTTTGCTACGATGCGCGATGCACTCACGCAACGGCCGTGCCGTGAAGGGAACGGAGAAGAGCCCCCCCGAAAGGGGGGGCTCTCGCGCTCTCGCGCTCTCGCGGACCCAGCACTGGTGCCTAATCTGCGGAAGCCTCACGCACTCCGCCCGCCAGGAGGACAGCCAGTTAGTCTGCCCTGAGTCAGAAGATGACCTGAGCTACCCCCAGGAGGAGCCAGAGAAGTATTGAAAAAAGACGATAATGGACCCCCCGCCCTCGCCTAGTCTCTCTCCCAGCTAGGCGGGGGCGGGCTTTTTTGTGCCTTGTGAGTTGACATGCTCAGCCACGCTATGGCAGAGCTAAACGTCGGAGGTCGAACTAATGGAACCGAAGCTCAAGTATCAGCTGGTGAAGCAGACGCGTGTGTGCTCGGAATGCGGGGGGACGGTAGTCCTCTTGCCGCTCAAGGACGTGCTGCCGGGGAGCGATGACCCGAGTCGTGTGGCGTTTCGATGCGCCACCCAGGGCTGCGAGTACAAGATCGACGGAGGGGAGACGCTGAAGGACTTCCCGGGTGAGAGCGTGGCGACGGCAACCGTGGCCGGGCTCGGGAGCATGGGTGGGCTGACTCGCGAGCGGGCGGACGAGCTGTGACGCTGGCAGCAGGTTCTGTTAGCGTAGTTTCTCTGACTCCCGCCGTCGTGACGGGATACACGGGAGTGCTCTCGACCCTGTTCACGGGGTCGGGGGCAGCGGGGGCCATCATGGCCGGCCTCTGCAGCGCGTACCAAGGGTACCTGCCGGACCCCACTACCGTACCCTCGACGTACGTGGCGACGACGCAGTCTCCCCTGGCATGGCAAACGGCTAACGGGTTTCTGTCTCCGCCCGCACCAACGGCATCGCAGGCGCAACTGAAGCACGCGCAGTGGCCGTACCCGCTCGCCGATGCCGCCTGGGCGCTGCTGACGGCAGCGCAACAGTGGCGCTGGGTAGCGCTAATCAGCATTACGAACGCGCTTCAGGAGTACGCGAGGCAGGCTACGGCTCTGTCGAGCCTCATCCCGTACCTGACAGGGAACGCTGTGGTGACGACGGCGGACACGGTGACCGTCCCCGCAACGACGGCCGGAGACGGGCTCCAGACGTCGCAGGCTGCGGGTACCGCAACGACACACCCGACCGTTGCGAAGACGCTGACGGGTACGGGAACAGGGAGCATTTCATGAGCATCAACGGAATTACGCAGGGTATCGACATCTCGGCGGCGCAGAAGGGTATCGACTTCGGCTGGGTCAAGAACCAGGGTTTCGACTTCGTGTGGACCGAGGCAACGATCGGCAACGACAAGCCGGACCCGGATTACGACGAGTTTGTAGCGGGGACGCAGGCCGAGGACCTGGTCCCGGGTGCGTACATCTTCTTCTACCCGCTCGCCGACGACCCGAACCACCCGGGGCGGAGCCCGGAAGACCAGGTGAACGCGGCGTTCAAGATGACGCAGGGCCTGGGAGCAAAGCCGGGTGAGCTTCCCTTCATGATCGACATCGAGTGGCCCCCGCCCACGGACTGGAGCAAGTGGAAAGACACGGCTCCGCTCATCCGAGACAAGTGCATCTCGGCGCTGGAGCGGATCAAGCTGCTGTGGGGCCGCACCCCCGTCATCTACACGGAACCGTGGTTCTGGAAGTCGATGCTGGTGGCCGGCGACTGCGGCTACTTCAAGGACTTCCCGCTGTTCATTGCGGGTAGCGCGCCGGTCATCCTCGAACCGTGGAGCGACTGGACCTTCTGGCAGCAGACGGGGTCGGAGGTGTACCCGAAGGGGTGCGGCAAGACGGACCGCGACGTGTTCAACGGCACGTCGGAGCAGTTCGCGGCGCTCATCAACGCTCCGTGAGGATTGCAATAATTCGAAAAGAGCACTAGAATGGCGAGCACGAAAAAGCCTCCCGCGAAGAAGCGCGGATTCGCTGGTATGTCGCCGGAGAAGCGACGCGAAGCCGCTAGCAAGGGTGGCAAGGCCGTACAGGCTGCGGGGACCGCGCATCGGTTCACAACGGAAGAGGCGCGAGCCGCTGCAGGACGCTCTGCAGAGGTGCGCCGAAAGGAAGACAGTGGTTAGATACATCATTGGAATTGACGAAACGGGATGGGGCTGCATCGCCGGGCCGCTCGTCGCGTGCGCCGTACTCGTGCCGGAAGACTGGGTACCGCCTGTCGTTCTGCGGGACTCTAAAGAGCTGAGCGAGAAGCGGGCCGGGGAGCTGTCTTGGAAGCTGCGGACCAACTCTTGCGTGCGGTACTGGGCTGCAGTGGTGCAACCGGAAACCATTGACAGGCTTGGCCCGGCGGAAGCCCTCAGGTTCGCGCACTCGTCAGTAGAGGAGCAAGCTTCGCTCGCTGCGCACAAGACCCCGTTTGCGCAAGCAAGAGTCATCACGGACGGGACAACGGCTGTGCCGTCAAAGTGGCCCACGGAGGCTATGGTCAAAGCAGACGGGATCGTTCCCGCCGTTATGGCGGCGAGCATCATCGGCAAGGCGCACCGAGACAGCATCATGCGGAGGTTGATGGAGCCCGACCTCTACAAGCTCGCGTCGAACAAGGGGTACCCGACCCCGGAGCACAAGAGACTTCTGCTGAAGTACGGTGCCTCCCTACATCACCGCAGGTCGTACAAACCCGTTCAGGAAGCACTCAAGGAGGCGGAAAAATGATTATTCAATCAGCAGAAAGCCGGTACGTTCACCTGCAGAAGGTCCACAAGCCCTGGGCGGACCATAACTTCCCGAACCGCAAGTGGTTCATGCCGGTGCTCGGGATCATCGAAGAGCTGGGCGAGCTGGACGAGGCTCGGGAGGCGTTCGACCGGGAGAAGGTGAAGGACGCGCTCGGCGACACGGTGATCTTCATGCTCGACCTGTGCAACCAGCGGGGGATGGACATCGGGGGCATCCAGAAGTCGGCGATGCTCGGCACCACGCAGGAGTCGGCGATCGGCCGCATCACGGGGCGCCTCGCCCACTGCGCGCTCAAGCTGGAGCAGGGCATTCGGAGCGTGTCGGAGGTAGACCTGCGGCAGGCGCTGGTAAACGTCTTGCGCTACTGCTCCTTCGTCGCGGACGCGTACGGGTGGGACCTCGTCGCTGTGGCAGAGGAGACGTGGGAGGGCGTCTCGAAGCGTGACTGGAAGAAGGACACCCAGACGGGGGGGTCGCGATGAACAAGTACCTCGAAGGGCTCGTTAGCGCGATTGACGGTATTCCCCCCGACCAGGCGCTCGCGGGCATGCAAGAGGCGATGGAGGGTCTCGCGGCGCGAGCGAACAGCGGAGACATCGGCGCTCGCATGGTCATCGAAGTGGTCCAAGCCATGGAAGGGGCCTTCCACACGCTCGATGTGCGGGACACGGAGATCGAAGGGCTGAAGAGGAGGCTGCAGGCGGCCGAGCGCGATCAGGTCAAAGACAGGTTGTCGAAGATGCGACACGAGGCGTCGATGGCGGCGCTGCCTGCCTGTGTCTCCGACCAGCGTTCGGTGCCCACAATCGTTCAACTCGCGAGAGTAATTGGAGCGGAATATGCGGAGCAGGTTCAGAACGCCGAGGCTGGGGGCGAAAGCATGGACGACGACAAGGACTCCTGAGTTCGTCGTTCTCCAGTACGAGTGGGGATACAGGCGTTGGCACAACGTCGTGCCGTCGGAGGTGGCGGACGAGTGGAAGACGAAGGCGGAGAGCGCCTGGCCATCGGTAAAAGTTACTATCGAAGTTTACCACAAGCGAGGAACCAAATGAGCGTGAAGCCGCAGCAGGTGTTCGAGACGTGCAACGACGGGGTGCTCCGCGCGTTGCGGAAAAAGTACGGGCCGCCGGTGGAACAGGAAGCGAACATGACCGCGATGGTGGCCGTTGCGCTCATGCAGCTGAGCCTCCGCTACTTCGCACAGACAGGGGCGCCGAAGGCGGTGGTCTACGACTTCTTCGCCAAGCTGCTCGGCGTCGAGGCGCTCGGGAAGGTGCAGGAGAAGGAGGGCAAGCTGATTCTGATGCCCCCGCAGCCGAGCCTGTCACTCATCAAGGGTGTGGACTGAAAGGAGCATGACCATGAACCAGATTGACACGAAAGTAATCGAAGCCTGCGCGCGAGCTGCACACGAGGTGAACCGGGCCTACTGCCTCACCATTGGTGACACGTCACAGCCGTCTTGGGAGGAGGCGCCGGAGTGGCAGAAAACGTCAGCCTGCAACGGTGTCTTGGGAGCCATCAATGGGGCCACGCCGGAAGAGAGCCATGAGAGCTGGCTCGCAGAGAAGCGTGAGACGGGATGGAAGTACGGCCCGGTGAAGGACCCCGAGAAGAAAGAGCACCCGTGCTTCGTCCCCTATGCGGAGCTGCCCGAGGCGCAGCAGGTAAAGGACCTCCTGTTCACTTCCGCGGTGTGGGCGATGGCGTTGGCGCTCAGCAGGAAATGAACCATGCTTATCCGGTTGACGCACCATGAGTGATCTCGTGTTTGCTGGCGACGGAATTGACGGGCTAGCCTTGTGCGAGCCTGGCAGTGTCGGCCTCATCTTGTCTGACCTCCCGTCTGGAGAAACGCGTGCGCCGTTCGACAAGGTTCCTAATCTTCGGCAATTCTGGGCAGTGGCGTGGTCGGCTCTTCGCGATGACGGAGTTGCGGTGCTTATGGCGTCCAATATCCGCTTTGCTGCTCAGATTATTGCCTCTGAGCCGGCCCACTATCGATATGACCTGATCTGGCACAAGAGCATCGCGGGTGGGTTCTTGAACGCCCGTCATCGGCCTCTGAGGGCTCACGAGTTCATTCTGGTTTTCTGTCGAGAGACGGGCACTTACACGCCTCAGATGCGACAGGGATTGGGGCCCGTACACTCCAATGCGGGGCGCGGGTCGAGCGGGGAGAACTACAACGAGAGCGGGGGTGCTGGCGCAGGACGAAGCCGTGCCGGTGCCACCGATCGATTCCCGTGGTCGGTGCTTTCGTTCGCCTCGCTTGGCACTCGTGATCCACGCCGCAGACATCCGCAGCAGAAACCAGAGGACCTCATGCGATGGTGCGTGCGGTCGTACTCGAAACCGGACGATCTTGTAATCGACCCGTTCGCCGGCAGCGGAAGTGTAGGCCGGGCCGCAGTAGCGGAAAGTAGGAGGTTCGTTGGATGGGACAGCGATCCACGGTTCGGAGGTCAAAGTGCGTCAACCGGGTAAGCATGAAATGAACTTCGCGTCCGTCAAGCTGCTAGAGCAGTTGCCGCAGCTGCTGGACACGTCGCCCCTGCTCGGAGCACTGGAAGGTTACGGGCAGGTGACCGACATGCTGGACGCAATGCGGTGCTCGAATCACCCGACTAGAAGGATTTACCTCATCACTCAGCACAGCCGGCTCTGCTGGCAGTGCGCAATGACCTGGCAAAGGGACCCCCAAAATGCAGGAAGTTACAGCAGACGATGTGGCGGGGCTGACGGCCTCGGTAACCGTGCGCGATTTAGTGCGGATATTTCGCACTACGCTCGATCAGTGCGAGACAGCGGAGGAGCGGAGCGTGCTGAACCGGCTGTTGCAAGTGACGCTGATGGACCAGGGGCTCGGGAAGCGACTGCGGGCGGAGCTGGGAGGCGAGATTCCGACCATGACCGTCAAGGAGCTGGTGGTGGTGCGCAACGCGTTGGCCAGCAAGCGCGCCGCCGAGGGCCGCGGGTCGGAGAAAAAGTCCGATGAAACCCGTTAGTGAGTACGTGAGCCGCTGGCACTCGTTCGCAGACCAAGTGAAGCCGGCGTCCAAGCCCGTTGCCGTGGGGGCGTCTGCTCGAGCTGTCGTCCACAGCTGCATCGGGTCGGCGGGAGCGCAGAAGCTGGCAGCCGTCGCAGCTCCGGTGATGGCGGACTTCCTGAAGCACATCGTGACGACGGACGTGAGGGTGGAGCTGGAGCAGCCGATGGAGGCTGTGTCGCGCTCCGGCTACTGCCCGCACTGCAAGATTCTCTGGGTGGCCGAGGAGCCGAACTATGGGTGAAACGAAAAACAGGCACTACATCATCTTTGTCGCCAACAACCCGCCGCAGAACATGGGGTCGACCGTGGACCTCATCGCGTCCTACGAAGAGCAGATCGGGAAGATGCGGAAATCGGGGCGGTGGGACACCCCCATCCGACTCGTTGACGAGGAGGGGGAGGTTGCTGCCGTGTATCATCCGAACGCGATCCTCGGTATCGTTCGGGGGTTTATCGTCCCTGACCAGCAGCCAGAGCCGGAGAAGAAGACATGACGAACACGGGAGCCAGTGCGTTCAACATCAGCGGCAACGTCGAGGTAGCTACGCCCACACGAGACACGGAAATGGCGCTGACGGTGACCGTCGACCAGATCGAGGCGAAGAGCAACGAGTACAACATCCCGCCTGCCAACTCGGGCTCGCCTTTCGCGGTGCCGATGAACTTCTCCCCCGGCGTGACGGAGGCGCTCGTCGTCTTTCTGGAGTGCTCGTCACCGCTGAAGCTCACGCTGACGAGTAGCGATGCGACGCACGGCGGGCCGTTCACGGTCGGCATCAATGGCCCGCTCCTGCTCGTCATGCAGCCGGGGGAGGGCCTCACGGGGATCTCGGTGGTGAACCCGAGCCTGCTCGTGAGCGTGAACCTCGGCGTGAGCATCGGGTCGCTGGCGACGAGCACTGACCAGCCCCCGTACTTCTACCCGCCGACGCCGTAGCAATGGGAGTGTGGGCGCGCATCCGTGAGGCGTTGGCGGCCGGTGAAGACCCGGCCGTCACGCTGTCTAACGCGGATTTAGCCCAGTCTCACGCGCCGAAAGGGAAGCCGGGGCGGCCGAAAGCGCGGACCGATGCTCGGCCGTGGCGGGCCTACAAGGGGGCGATGCTGGGGGGAGGCGTCAAGCGCCCGCTCTGCCTGAACCCCCGCTGTAAGCGACGACTGAAGAGCGGGGACGACCTGGTGTGCGACGACAGGTGCAGGACGGCTGCCATTCTGTTCATGAAGCGGGCGCTCGTCGCGCTGCGGAAGACAGCCCTGGTCAAGCCCGAGCCCGTGCGAGACGTCCCAGATGTGAAGGACTACAGCCATGCGCGAGTACCGGACGAAGCAAGAGTTCTTGGCGGAATTAGCGCAGGAGCATCACAGCTCGCAGAAAGCCTCGATAGTCGAGGCAAGCGTAAAGGCGCTAGAAAAGGCGCTAGAAAAGGCGCGAGGAGGGTCACTAAACGAATCAGATAAGACACTAGCGAAGTCACTAGCAAACCGAGCCACGGGAGAGAGAGCTGGTTCTCTACGACCGCGGCTAACTGAACCCCCGGCCGGCATGCACTGGGGAGGCTCGACCACGACGGACCGCGACGCGGAATACTGCATCTGCGGGCTGAAGTACGAGGGTCACCCGATGAAAGCTGAGCCCGGACACCACTGCCCGTACCTAGCGGGTGGTTAGGAGACTCTAATGAACATCGCAAGCCTTTCGCAGTACCTTCTCGTCTTCCTTCTGCACTTCGCCCCCGTGTCCGCGCACAACTTCACGGGAGCCACTGAAGCGAGCACCCTCGGCCGGTACAGGGACATCGCACGGGACATCGCCGAGGCTGCGTTGGATCACCCGCTCTTTGCGGGTAGCCAGGGTGTCCTGGAGACAGCCTTGCTCGACGCGTCCGTGGCAACGTTCGAGAGCGGTGGTCTGCGGGAGGACGTCGACACCTGCAAGACGGGAGGGGACGGGAGGCGATCGTGGTCGCTGTTCCAGCTGCAGGAGCCATGGACACCCAAGGTGGTGGCGTGCGCGTCGCGCCTGAGCGCGGCGAAAACGTCGCTGGACATCATCCAGACCTCGCTGAAGCAGTGCAAAGACCTGCCGCAGTCGGAGCGACTGGCGATGTACGCCGCGGGGCAATGCCACGTCTCTGAGAAGTTCACCGAGGAGCAGCTTGCGGTGGCCAAGAGCCTGTCGAGGAACCGCTGGAATCGCGCGGAGCGCTGGCTGCGGTCACACCCCTTCAACGAAAACTGACTAGTAGAAAGGAACCCACAAAATGAAGAAGGCTATTGTTCTCATTTCCGGTGGTCTGGATTCCACGACTGCCATGGGCATCGCGTTGTCGGAGGGGAGAGAGGTCTATCCCGTCGCTTTCGACTACGCGCAGAGGCACCGGCGAGAGCTGGACTCGGCCGCGAAGGTGGTCCACCACTACGCGCGGGAAGGGAAGGCGACCTTTTCGCTGCGCATAGTGGGGTTGGCCGGCCTCGACTTCGATACTTCGGCGCTGACGTCGAACCTGGAGGTTCCTCAGAACCGGGACGAGTCGACGATGAACGCCGACATTCCCGTGACTTACGTGCCGGCGCGGAACAGCATCTTCCTGAGCATCGGTACAGCGTTCGCAGAGGCTATCGGGGCGGACGAAGTGTGGGCTGGGTTCAACGCACTCGATTACAGCGGATACCCGGACTGCCGGCCCGAGTACGTCGAGGCGATGGAACGCTCGCTCGCGCTCGGCACCGTGCGGGGTGTGAGAGGGAGCCCGATAGCTCTGCGAGCACCCATCGTGAACTCTACGAAGAGAGAGGTCATCGAGAAGGCGCTTGAAGTGGGCGCTCCCCTGCACTTGACGTGGAGCTGCTACGCCGGTGGGAAGGGAGGCAGCTGCAAGGCGTGCGATTCGTGCATCATCCGGGCGAAGGCGTTCTCTGACCTGGGCATCGACGACCCGGCGGAGGTGCTCCATGGGTAAGCTCCAGCTGGTACCGGCGACTGAAAAAGGAACCTTTCACGTTAGGAATCTGAGAAATGACGACTATACAGTTCGCTAAGTCAGGGAAGACCTATGAAGACACGTACGGCGGCTGGCTGAAGCAGCTCCAGGCGGTAGCCGAGGCACCGGACGGAGAGCTGATGCTCGTAGGAGCACCTGGAAGCTGGCACCCGCTGCTGTGGTACCTCGGCGAGAAGCAGTTCGATGCCGACAGCAGGGCGCCTTTCCGGCGGCACGAAGTGGAAGCTGCGTGCGCGGCGGAGCCCGTGCTCGTCGACGCTTTGTGGCGGGCAGACATGCGGTGGGGAGGCACACGCCGGCACATTTACGAGGAGGCGTTCCCCATCGCGACGTACTCGGGGTTCTGGCGGCCAGAGATCCTTGGCTTCATGCACCTCGTCCGGGACATGCCGTTGTCGGGGAAGACCAAGTGCATCCTCCTCCCCTGCGCGGCGGACAAGCCGTACCCCAGCCCGTTACACAAGAGAGTGCGGGAACTGGCCGGACACGACTACGAGTTGATCGTCGTGTCTAGCGTTGTCGGCTGCGCGCCGGAGGGGGCGTGGGACGCGCTCCCAAAGTACGACGCGGGGCTGCCGTACTTTGACCGCGTGGCCTCGAGCGTGAAACAGTATTTCTCAGAGCGCCCGTACGAAAAATTGGTCGTCTACTCAGACATGCTGCAACACGACATCCGGGAGGGGCTGCACATGCTCGACGTAGATGTAGTGGCTCCTTTCGCCTTCCCTAAGAGGTGCGACTACCGTGACCTACTCGATGAGGGCATGTTGGCAGGGCTGAAAGAAGTCCTATGAAGCTCCTTCTCGCGAGCGGAGGTATCGACTCTACCGTGCTAATGCACTTTCTGGCCTGCCGGGACAGAGCAGCCGGAGGCGGAGCGAAGACAGAGGTCATGTTCTGCGACTATGGACAAGCGAGCGCGGACCACCAGGAGGCCCTGGTTGCTCATCATTGCTTGGAGCTGGGGCTCCGATACCGGCGGGAGAAGATCGACTGGCCTGAGTATGCCCGCGGGCGGGGTCACATCTTCAACGAGAAGAGCTACCCCGAGGCGATGGACGATGCTTACGAAGCGCTCAAGATGAGCCCCGAGGAGTACCAGGACTACCTGGACAACAAGTGGGACATCATCCAGGGGAGGAACGTGGCGTTCCTTGCGAGAGCGGGCGCCTACGCCATTTCACGCGGAATGCGGTACGTCTACACGGCGTTTCAATTCGATGAACCGGAGTGGGAAGCAAACGGGTGGAGGGACGACTTTGTGGGACCAGGCTGCGACACGGCACCTGGGTTCGTGAAGGCGTTCAATACGCTCTCCGTCTCGGGAGGCTTCTCAAAGCCGCTAACCGTGGTGGCGCCGTTTCTCGACACGCACAAAACGAAGCGGCAGATCGTGGGGCTTGGGGTGCAACTCGGCGTCGACTTGTCGATGTCGTATTCGTGCGAGTTCTTCCCGGCGTGCGGAAAATGTCACCAATGCCTCATCCGTGCAGAGGTATTACCCACTAGTTGACTTTCGTTAGAGGCTCGCGTGTGTCAGACTCCGGGTTGTCAAGGGCGCCTCGGGCGCCCATCAACCAAGGAGACAGACCATGAAGTTCCTCAAGACGTTCGGTGGTGGATCTTCCCCCGCCAACGGCAACCAGCCCCCGTCCCGATTCTCGGCGTCGGGTCGCCCGCTCCGCCCCGGCAACCGTCCCGGGCAGAGCTTCGGCGCGGAGACGAACGCCGAGCGCGGGAAGCGCGGCGCCCCCCCGTATCGGCGCGGCAACCAGCCGCCTCCGCGCGCCGGGGCACGGGTGCGCTGATGAAGTTCCTCAAGACGTTCGGTGGTGGATCTTCCCCCGCCAACGGCAACCAGCCCGGCCGGGGGCAGCGCGGCCCCCAGCGCATCACGACCACGGCTCCCCGCGGACCCCGCGGCGGCAACCTCGGCGTTCGCACCGCGGCTGGCACTGGCCGCGGGGGTAACAACCCGAACCGCGGCATCATCGCTCGCGTCGTCGCTGGCGCCAGGCGCATCGGGGCACGCATCGGGTCCATGGTCCGCTGAGCAGCAGGGTTTCTTCGGGCTTGTCACCCAGCACTCCTACAAGCCTAGTCTCTAGCGGAGTTTAGATGATCCAGGTCACGACAGAGGACACGAAGGAGGGCGTACGACTCAGCGTCCTCGGCCACGCAGAGCAGACGGATGAGGGTCCGCTTGTGTGCGCTGGGACGAGCGCGCTGATGATGACGCTCAACGCGTACCTCGTGCCGGTCGAAGCGTACAAGGACCGGGATGTCGATGGCTGCGGGGACATGGTCCTCGACGTACCGTTCCACCGGCTGCCGCAGCTGGAGTTCGTGCTGATGGGCTTGCACTTGATTGCGTGCGCGTATGATGGTCACTTCGAGTTCGACCTCCGCGATACGTGCTTCAAGGAACCCAAGCAATGGAACCAATTAGTGGAAATGTCCCTGTAGAGAAGCTCAAGTCCGTCTGCCCGCTCGACAACAAGCGGCTGGCAGACGTGATAATGCAATTTGTACGGGTCTACAACGAGCCCGCCGGCATCCAGCTCTACAACTACCAGCTGGTGTTCATGCACCGCTCGGTGGAGGCCATCCTCGCAGATGAGGGAGCTGTGCTCACGGCGCTATGGTGCCGGCAGAGCGGGAAAAGTGAGGCCGTCGCGTCGCTGGCGTCGTCTCTCTGCATCATCTTGCCCGCACTCGCAAAGGCGTTCCCGGACGACCCTCGGCTGAGCCGCTACAGGGAGGGGTTCTGGATCGGCATCTTCGCGCCGAAGCAGCAGCAGTCGGGCATCATCTACGGACGCATCCGGCAGAGGGCTCAGCGTGAGTCTTCGTTAGAGATTTACTCCGACCCGGACATCAACGTGGCCGTGGCTGCCAGTCGAGGCGACCTTGTGTCCTGGACGAACGGGAGCTTCGTCACTGCGCAGACGGCGAGCGAGAGCAGCACGGTGGAAGGGCTGACTTTTCACCTCATCATCATCGACGAGGCGCAGCTCGTAGGAGAGGTGAAGCTGTCGAAAGAGATCGCGCCGATGCTGGCCGCTACAAATGGGTCAATGATAAAGATTGGCACGGCCAACGCGCTGCGTGGGAACTTTCGGAAGTCGATTATCTACAACGTCGAGACGGAGAAGCTGACGGGGAAGCGGAACCACTTCGAGTTCCCGTACACGCACGTCATCGTCGACAAGCGGAGGCGCTACGAGGAGACGAAGGACCCGAAGCATCTGGCCTACGAGAAGTGGGTGAGCGGGGAGTTGAAGCGCCTCGGCGGGAACATCGAGAACGAGGAGTTCCGCCAGAACTTCCGCCTGCTGTGGCAAGAGGCCAACGCGGGTGCCATTGACCGCGACGCGTTCGCGGAGGCGGGAGACTACCTGCTGGAGGCCGTCACTAGCGGGTATTCACGACGCTACGTCGCGGGGCTCGACTACGGGCGGAAGCGCGACTGCACCATCCTGACCATCGCCGAGGTGGACGATGTGCCCATCATTGACATGCGCGCCGTCATCCGGCCGGGCGAAGACACGCCGACCTACCACACTAAACGAATTGTGGCATGGTACGAGATACCTGGTCGAAAATGGCACGACATCCTCGCTGCCGTCGTGGAGGCGCTGGGGCGGTACTCCGTCGACACGGTCGTGTGCGACGCTACAGGCATCGGCGACCCGTTGACCGAGCAACTGCAAGGGCTCGTGCCGGGGATGCAGGTGGTCCCGTTCATGATGTCGCACGTTGGCAACGACAAGGCGTACAAGTATTACATTCAGGAGCTGGAAGCCGGCCGGATGCGCTACGCCGCGGGCGAGGAGATGCGCAAGAGCACGGAGTTTCAGCAGTTCGTCCATGAGCACGAGGAGCTGCTCAAGGACCGCGTCGGCGTGTTCATTCGGTGCTTCGCGCCAGAGGGGGATCATGACGACTACTGCGACTCAGCGGCCCTGTGCTGCTGGGCGGCGGCGCAGCCACGCGTTGATGCAGGCGCGGAAGCAGTTGACAACCCCTTTTATGCTACAAGAGGGGGTAGGCAGGACTTCAACCCCAGCAGAGCCGACAGGTACCGGCGATGAGGAAAACATGCGGAACATGAAGCGCTTTCTCCAGACGTTCTCGAAGCTCTCGGTCATCCAGGACTTCGATCAGCCGCTCAACGACAAGGCGATCGGCAAGCACATCGGCAAGATGAACCAGATGCGGTTCGAGCAGCCGGCCATCGCGACCACTGCCGGGACCGAGCTGGGGATGGTGGACTTCGCTGGGCTCATCGGCGACGCCTACTTCATCATCACGGGTGCGGCGGCGGCGGCGGAGACGTACACCATCGACCTGCAGAAGGCGCCCGTGGCCGGAGGCGGCTTCGCGTCGGTGCTCACGGCGCCGTACGTCATCAGCAACGCGAACCAGCCGACGAACGACCAGCAGTCGCTGGCGGGGATGGGGCTCATCGCGCCCCTCTCGAAGTCGTTCAACCCTGGCGACCGCTTCCGCGTCGTCACCACTCTCGTGAGCGGCTCGACGCTGGTGTCGTTCCTGTTCGTGCTGGAGCCCACCATCCGTCCCTACATCACCAACTCCTAATCGAGTTCGGAGGCAGCCATGCGAAATCTCAATGCACTTTTTCGCAGGCCACCGAAGGGTGGCAATGCGGCCGGCGTGCCCACGGCGAGTCCGATGACACCTGTGCTGCCCACGACTCAGGGGATGCAGCCGCCCTTCGCGGCTGGTCCGAATCTGGAGACGCGCACGAACCTGCGAGGTAACGCGCCGCTCGTCGGACGGGCGGAACAGACCTCGCTGCGAGAGTCGTTCGAGGCGGGAGAGAGCGCGGCCCACAACAACGTCGTGGAGAGCGGACGGGTCGGGCAGACCGAGCTGCGCAACTTCGACCGCGGGCGCTTTGACCGTCTCGGACAGAAGGACCCGGAGACGGCGTACGAGTACCAGTCGGAGCAGGACGGTACGTACGGCGAGATACTCCCGTCGAACGCGGACGGGCACCACCAGGTTCGTCCTGTGCCGACCCTCAACAGCCCCGCTCGTCCCACGGGCCGCACGGACGGCAAGCGGACAGAGATGATGCCGGTCGACACTGTCGACGGCGGAGTTCTCGATTACGACAAATTCGGAGGCATCTGATGACCACCACGGTAGTCACGAACGCGAAGACGCACCCGAGCATCGTCAGCCTGATTCAGTCGGTGCTGACGAGCCTCGGGCTCAGCGGGGTGGTCATCAAGGATCAGGACTTCAAGCTGCTCATCCATAGCTTCAGCAACGGGCAGTCTGTGTACGCGAACCTGATGAACCTCAACAGCGGAGGGGGCTCGGCGGTTGACCAGCAGGTCACCCCTCAGATGCTTTCTGTCGCGACGAGCGGGGCGCAGAACATCGACGGAGCGCAGGGAACGGCGACGCTCGTTGCCGGTAGCACCACGGTCACCGTGCCGGCGCCTACGGATGGCGGGCTCCCCGTCCCTGTCGGCACGACGCTGTACGCGACCGTGCAGGCGGCGGGTGGCACGACTGGCGTCATTTCGTGTACCCGCGTGAGCAACACGCAGTTCACCATTACCAGCACATCGGGGACGGAAACGTCGACTATCCGGTGGTGCCTCGTTCGACCCTGAACCATCGGAGCCAATCAATGAAATTCCTACAGCGATTCAACTGGGAGAAGTACGACGCCGCGCGCAAGACCGGGAAGACCGGGGAGGGGGCGAAGTCCGCCTTCGGCCACCCGTCTCGCCAGTCGGCGACGGAGGGGTACAAGAAGTACCTCGAAGCTTCGAGCCACGCGTCGTACACCAGCCAGAAGGCGCACGACAGCACGGGAAACGCGAATCGGGTAGGCGGTGCCTGGGCGCACAGGAACGCGCAGCAGGCGCACAGGGACGCGCAGGTGGCGCACGCCACTGCATCTCGCATGGCTACGACTGCGGGGAACACCGTCGACGCCGCCAACCACGCCGCGCTGGCCGAGGCGCATCGGAAGAGCGTGTTTTCCCACCAGGGGTCCGCACGCATACACGAGGGCAAGTCGGAGTATCACTCCACGGAGCAGGAGAAAATCATCAAGAGCATCGGCAAGCCGGTCGACAAGAAGGAGATGACCGAGCGGGCGATGAAGCAGCTGGGCGAGAGCGAGCACTTCAAGGGCGCGACGCGGAACTTCGCTCATGAGTACCTCGCTGGCGGCGATGGAACGCACGGCAGCGCGAAGCCGAGCAAGAAGGCGATGGACGACACAGCGCAGAGGGTTGGCATCGGGTCCTCGTCGAAGAGGGGCAGCGGCGGCCCCAAGGACAACGGCACCCCCTCTGCGGCCACCTACAAGCCGCAGGGCGCTGCGGGTCGTTACCCGCGCGGCAACACGCCGAAGCGCTAGTAATGCTCACTACTCGCTTTTTCGACCGGCTCGTCGACCCTCGCGATTACCGCGTGGGCTTCGGCGTTCGGGGTGTCTGGCTGAACGTGCTCAACCGCGTGCGAGCGTGGTTGGAGACACGGGTGGCCCGGCACATCCTCATCCTGGAATGTCGAAGGGCTGGGGCATCGAAGAGCGAGACGGGTCACGTCCTGGAGCAGGCCAGTTCTAATCCGTATTTCCAGCCCGACTTCGTCAAGCCGGCGGAGAAGCGGAGAGAGCGGAAGGTGCTGCTCCGGGACAAGATTCCGGCCCTGTATGAGACGCTGCACGCGAAGGCGGAGCTGCGGTATGCGCCGGGGCGGGCGAACGACAAGACCTACGACAGACCCGTGCCGCTTGAGCGTGGTATGCACTTCACGTTCGCCGAGGAAGCAAAGAAGCGTGACCGGAGCGCCCGCTACGCGGGAGGCCGGCTGCACCAGGTCGTCATCGACGGAGACGGCATCATCGCTGTTGGACCAGAGTCAGGAGGGAAAAATGACTGATACACTTACCTCGCCCCCCAAGTGCCACGCGTTCCAATGCCCCATGCCGGCGGCGGAGGGCGTTGAGTTCTGTCCCGCGCACGCTGCCGCGCCGCCCGCCGCCGTGAACCCGACGAAGGCCCTGCGTCAGATGGACTTCGGGCTCGGAACCGAGTCGCGGTACCTGCGCCTTCCCGGCGGCCTCCCCAGGAGCAAGTAGCCCGTGCCCGTCCAGCTACTCGCACTGCAGGGGAATGGAGGGTCGGCCGTTCCGTACGAGCGGAGGAACGCTCCGTACACGCTGAACAGCATCGCCCTCAACCCGCAGGACGCGATGCGCCTGAAGCGGTACGAGGAGTCGTGGCGTTTCTTCCAGGGGCTGCACTGGAGCTTCACGCGGGAGGACGGCGAGCCGCTCGTCACCGCGAACTACTGCAAGACCATCGTCCACAAGAAGGCGAGCTGGCTGGTGGGCAAGGGGATGGTGAACTCCGTCCCCGAGGCGTTGCAGGAGATCACGAAGCCGAAGATCGACGAGGTGTGGAAGTACAACGCCGAGCCTGTCCTGCTGAACAACATGGCCGTGACGAGCGGCGTGACGGGGGACGGGTTCATCCTCGTGACGTACCAGCCGCCGAGCGACGCGATGATGGCGGTGAACCCGTACACGCAGGGCAAGATCCGCCTGCGTCTGCTGGGCTCGCACCAGGTGTTCCCGTACTGGAACCCGCTGAACTCAGAGGAGCTGCTCTCTGTTCGCATCATCACGGAGGTGCCGGACTTCGGCCCTGTCGGGCCAGAGGACGGCCGCCGCACGCCGATGGTGCAGGGGTCGCTCGGCGTGTCGCGTCGCCGTCGCTACATCGAGAACATCACGGCCACGGAGATCGTGGAGGGGTGGGAAGAGGACGGGGCGCCGACGCGTCGACCGAACGACCTTGGGGAGATTCCACTCGTTCACTGGGTGAACGAATCGTTCCCTAATGAGTATTACGGGATGTCGGACCTCGACGGAGTCATCGACCTTCAGCGCGAGCTGAACGAGAAGATGACCGATGTTAGTGACATTGTGAACTACCACGCGGCGCCCGTGACCATCATCACGGGTGCGAAGGCGAAGAACCTGGAGCGCGGGCCGAAGAGCATGTGGGCCGGGCTGCCCGCGGACGCGAAGGTGTTCAACCTGACGCTGGGCTCCGACCTGCCGGCTTCGACGAAGTACATCGAGACGATCCGTCAGATGATGATGGACGTGTCGAGCATCCCGGAGGGGTCGCTGGGGCGGATACAGCCCGTGAGCAACACGAGCGCCGCCGCACTGCAGGTGCAGTTTCAGCCGCTCGTCGAGGCAATCGAGCGGAAGAAGGCGTCGTTCCAGCTTGCGGTGGAGAAAATCAACTATTTTATTCTCCGCTTCGACCAGCTGGTGAACGGGACGAGCTACCCCGTCGACATCTGCAAGAATTGCGGCGGGCGAATCATCGAGGTTGAAGACTCGCCGAAGGGGAACGTCATCCCGCTGCGGAAGGGGAGGAAAAAGAAGAAGTGCTACCTCATCGACCCGCAGACGCTCGACTTCATGGACCCCGACGACGTCCTCGTGAAGTGGCGTCGGAAGTTCTCGTTCGGCGTCGAGACGAAGGAGATGAAGTACGGGGACGTGAAGGAGACGTTCCTCAAGGAGTCGGCGAGCTACTGGGACCCGGCACCGAAGGTGGACCTGGAGGAGAAGGCGCAGGATGACCACGACCGTGCTCGTGCCGTGCAGGCCCACCACGCGGGTGAGCAGCAGGCGGCAGACGAGCACGAGCACGCCGTAGCGGAAGCCAGCAAGCCTGCGCCGAAAGATGTCCTGCCCCCGCCGCCACAGCCCAGAGCGGGTCCGCTGCCGAAGGAGCTGGACAAGGCACCCGAGGTGAAGCCTGAGCAGCTAGCTAATCACGATATGGACGTCCCGGAGGAGCCGGAGACGGTGCGCGTCATCGTGAAGACGTGGGACGCCAACGCGAAGCAGTTCGTGACGGAGGACCTTGGCGAGCTGAAGATCGTCCCGTCCGGCTGCAGCCGTCCGGTATACCTGAGTCCGTACAGCACGACTTGCTCCCTGCGCACCCCCCTCCCTCGGAACAAGCAGGAGGACGCGAATCTGTACGCGGTGTACCAGACGAATGGCTGGTCGAGCCGGCGTTGGATTCGGGATCATCTCGATGAGGAGATGGACGGTCCGAAGCTGGACGAGGAAATTGCTAATGACATTCCCTTCCTCGCCGCGCTCACCGGGAAGCCCATCGAGGACCCGCTCGCGGCGCAGGTTGCGCAGACGCCGGGGGCCACCGGCTCCGGGCCGGGCGGGAGCAACAACGGAGCGCCGCCGCCCCCAGGGCCGGGACCTGGTCGAGGGAACAAGGCCGTGCCCGGAGACAACGCGGCAAGCAAGCCCGCTACGCCGCCCAACGCCAAGCCAGGAGTCAAGGTCTAATGGGTATGCAGCGCAGCAGCGTCTTCCAGCGCACGAACTTCTCAGTCGACGCCAACCCGAACACCCTCCTGCCGGCGTTCCCGCCGGGAGTGCTGCCGGCAGGCGGCACGGCGGGGATGGTCGAGGGGGCGCCAGCCACTTCGCCGGACTGGTACTTCCCGATCAAGGGCGCGCTCATGTTCGCCATGAAGAACACGGCGGGCGGGACATCGACGGCGACCGTCAACATCTGGATTCTCGACTGGTCGAACCCGAGCAGCCCTACGTGGGTGTGCGTGAAGGCGGGACTCGTCGTCACCGAGGGCAATGCCGTTGTCCAGGAAATCGGCGGGGCGTACCTCACGTACTACGTGCAGGTGACGGCCTCCGCTAACACGCCGGCAGGGCTCGTCGCGTTCTGGATTTCGCAGTGAAAGCACCACTGGTTGCCGAGGTTTAGCAACCCAGCTACCGTTTTTCCTACAACAACCAACCAGAAGAGGTTCCACATGGCCGGAGAGATTCACTCGCGTGCAGCAACCAAGGAGAAGGACATCACGCGGACCGGGAACGGCACCGCCGATGTCGCGCAGGGCGAGCAGTCGCTCGGCGAAAAGATGGGTCCCTCGGCCGTGCATCGCACGGCGATCAGGGAGTGGCCGAACCAGAGCCTCAACCGCAACGGGGGGCCGATGCACCCGAGCGCCAACACGGGGATGCTCCCGGTCCCCGACCAGTCCGTTCGCAAGACGGGCCGGATCTGAACAACTGCGGGTGAAGAAAGGAAATCTGCTCAAATGAACTCGACTAACATGTTTCGCTTCCTCAAGAGATTCGATCCCGAAGGTGCGGAGGGCCAGACGCCTTCTCCACCCGCAGCACAGCCGACCCCCTACTCCCCCTCGTCCACCGTCCCCGCGGGGATGGTGTACGAGCTGGCGAGGGTGCTGGCTGCACAGCAGGCTCCCGCGCCGTCCGCACCGGCGCCGGCGGCCCCCATCACCGTTGTCGCTCCCGCGCTCTCCCCCGAGCAGGCGGCGGCCATCACGCAGGTGCAGGCGGATAACGCGCGCCTGACCCTGCAGCTGGAGCGCATGCGCCTTGACACGTACCAGGCGCAGGCGATCAACGCGGTTCGGGCCAACGGCAAGAACCTCATTGACGCAATCGTGCGGGGTAACACGACGGCGGAGATCGACCAGAGCATTCTCATTGCCACGGCGGAGTACGAGCAGCTGCATCGGCAGTTCGCGGAGAAGAACCCCCCGCCTCCGCCGCCCCCCGCCGTTCCTGCTGCTGCAGCTCCGGTCGAAGCGCCTCCTCCGGCTGTCCCGCAGGGGACCGTGACTTCGACGCAGGTTGCGCCCCCGGCGCCGAGCCTTCCCGGCTTCGTATCGGCTCCCGGCGTCGCTGACACGGGTCCTAACGCGATTTCGCAGGAGCAGCTCGCGTACTTCACCAGCTCCGACGCGATTCGGAACGGTGACTACGCGAAGAACCGCCAGGCCCTGCACGCCGCGCTTCGTTCGGGGATGCAGGGACCGCCGGGGCAGTTTTCCCTGTCCGGGCAGAGCCTACCCGGCCTCGTCCCCCCGTCGCAGTCGCGTGGGCCGGCTGTGGCCTCGGCGAATCCGTTCGCTGGCGTCTCGGCTCCGCAGATGTCGCCGCAGGGTGCTCCTGCGCAGGCACCAACACGCGGCGTTCCATCAGCAGGATTTCCTGGTCGGGCTCCACAGCCAGCCCACTTTCAGCAGGAGGTAGCCCCGGGGCAGTACCAGGCCACGGGACAGCCGAGCCAAGCCGACATGGCCGCCGCTCGGGCAGCAGCAGAAGCATCCCTGTCCGGTCGTAGGGCAGGGGGACAATGACCGTCTCAACCACTGAGCGGTAGGCCAACCAACCCAACAATCGAGAGAAGAGGAAAAAGCGATGCCCTCAGTGCTGACCACTGCACAGACGACCGGACCGGGGTTCTCTGCCCTGCTCACGGCCACCCGCGACGTCTACAGCGCGGAAATCTACTTCCAGGCGCAGCCGAACCTCCGGTTCGACCAGTTCGCCACGCGCAAGGAGGAGCTGGGGACAGCACCTGGCGCGAACATCGTCATGCCGAAGTTCGGCAACATCAAGCGAGGCGGGCAGCTGACGGAAGGCGTCAGGCTCCAGACCAAGTCGATGGCGATGTCCACCATCAATATTACGGTCGCCGAGCAGGGCAACGCGATCGGCCTTACGGAGCGCCTGCTCCAGACGTCGTTCTACGACAACCTCGCGGCGGCGGCGATGATGCTCGGTCGCGACATGGCGATCGTGCTCGACACCGAGCTGCGCGACGTCGTGCGCTACGGCACGACGAAGGTGTACGCGAACGACAAGACGTCGCGCGGCGCGCTCGCCACTGGCGACGTGTTCACCACCAATGAGGTGCTGAACGCGAACGAGGCGATGGAGACGAACAACGCGCCGAAGTGGGGGAACGACTTCTACGTCGCCTTCGCTCACCCGCACCAGCTCACCGGGCTGCGCAAGTCGGCGGGGTGGATCAACGCCGCGCACTACGCGGGCGCCATGCCGATCTTCTACGGCGAGGTCGGTCGGTTCAACGACTTCCGCTTCGTCAGCACGTCGATGATGGCGAACGGCAAGAACAGCGTCCTCGACCCGAGCGGCGACTACGCCGACCCGGGTTACGACCCGCTGCTCGACCCGCTCGCCACGGGCGGCCTCCTCACGACCATCTACCAGGCGGTCGTCTTCGGGGAGTACGCGTACGGCCACGCCATCGCGCTCCCCGTCGAGCTGCGCGACAACGGCATCCAGGACTTCGGCCGCGAGCACGCGCTCGCCTGGTACGCCATCTGGGGCCAGGGCCTCCTGGAGACGAAGAACAGTCTCGTGATCGAGACTGCCTGACCTTCAACCCGAGCAAGAAAAAGGACTAACAGCCATGCGACTCAAGAAGGTCATCAAGAAGTTTCTCCAGGCGTACACCGCCTACACCGCCCAGGGCGTCGCGACGGGACGCGGCGTCAATGATGCGAATCTCCAGTGGGTTCAGGTCACCGTGGGTACCACGATGGCGGCGGCCGACACCCTCGCTGTCACTGTGCCGCCGGGTCAGGCGGCGGGGCTCCTCCCTGTCGACTCGCCGCTGCCTGTCTACACGCTGGCAGGCAGCACCTACTCGACGCAGGCTACGCAGCTTGCGGTCACGAGCCACAACGTGTCGACGGGTGTCACTATCCTCACGGCGTCTGGCGCCATCCCGGCCGGGGCGATCCTCTCGATCCCCTACGCCCCGATTGCGGCCATCAACGGGTAACTCTCGTCAAACTGAATAGTTCATTTTCTAAGCAAAGGAACAGCTCGAATGGCAACCGACACGCAGACCACGAAGCCCGGTAGACCCGTCGTCAGTCCGACCCGTAGCCCGGCGGACGACGAGGCGGCCTTGCTGAAGCAGATGGAGGAGGAGGAGGAAGCGAAGAAAGCCGCGAAGGAAGCGGCCGACATGGTGGAGCGGGCGCAGGCCGCCTCCGCTCACCATGCCGCTTCGCCGAAGTCCCCCGCCATCGCGACGCCCGTGAAGCACGCAGGGGACATTCCGGTCACCTGTCTCCAGAACGAGAGCATCTGCACGATGGGAAGTCGGCGGTATGTGCTCAAGAAGGGGGCGGAGATCATGATGGACCCGAACCACGCGGAGGAGCTGTCCCAGGGTCCGAACCCGTGGGTCGTCCCCATCCGTGTCGTCACGTCACACCGCTGAGCAGGAAGGTGACTCAGAATGGCAGCACGGAACGACCTCGTCTCGAAGTTGCGCGCTCGTGTGTCCGACGAGCGCTCTTCCGTTGCTGCCTTCTCCGTCACGGTCACGGCGAACTGCAAGAACGCGTACCTCGAAATCGCTAACGGCGTTTTCACTGTCACCATCGAAGGGGGACAGTATGTGGTCCCCGTGCGCTACGACCTGAGCGACTCCCGATACAACACGGTCGGGAAGCTGATGAGCGCGCTCGACAACCTGACTGGCTACGCCATCACGGCGGACCCGGGGGTTATGTCGGGGCACCCGTCTATCGACATGCAGGTCGACGGCATCCCGGACGTGTCGAACGGCAGGAGCTACACGCTCAAGCACCGGATGTTCGCGGACGAGGAGTTGAACGAGCTGCTTCTCGAAGCCATCTCGTTGCATAATCCGAATTACACCACCATCGGGACCGTCCCCAAGCCCGAGTACCCGTACGTCATCATGAAGGCGGCGGCGCAGGTGTTCCGCACGCTGGCCTCGGACGCGTCGAAGCGCCGAGGGCTCGACACGGATGCGAGCACGTTGGTGCGCCTCGCCAGCGACATGGAGGACCAATACTCGAAGGACATGCGCCGTCAGGAGCGCATCGTCCCCGTGCCGAAGGCGGACGAGTCGAAGATGGGGGCCGGGGACGTCATCTCCGGCGTCATGTCGCGGAGGAGCCTTCGGGCGGGGTACACGGACCCGTACAGGGCCGCGCTGCCTCCCCAGCCCCCGGACCTCATGGACCCCGCCGACGACGATGTGGAGGACGTCCTGGTGCGGCTGCGTTGGAGCCAGAACCGCGAGCCGAGCTTCTCGTACTGGGAGGTGTGGCGGGACACGCAGCCGAAGGTGGACCGGAGCATCTCGGGCCGTCTGACGAGTCAGAACAACCCGTCCGCGATCATCGGCTCGCCGAGCGGCCCCGCGTTGCCCCTCAACACGCAATTCAGCCGCATGTCTACCTCGAAGCAGGTGCTGGGGGCCACCGCTAGTCGCGTTTCTCCCATCTTCGACGGCTTCTTCTTCTGGACCGCTGCGGAGCTGGCGGGGTCGAACATCACTAACAACACCTTCATCGATGGCGTCGTCCTGCCGAACGGGGCCGGGTCGAGCTTTGCGAGCGCGCTGCAGGAAGCTCTGGAGCCGAACTCGACCTACTATTACCGCGTGTACGTGGTGAATTGGAACGGCGAGATCGTTCCGTCGCGCGTGCTGAAGGTGACCACGAAGGGGCTTCGAGCCCGCTTTGCCCGGACGGGGACTGGCTTGTCGGGGGTGCTGTCCGGCACGGCTGTGAGCCCCACGAGCGGGACCATCCAGGGGGGGACGACGGTGACCGTGAACGGGACGAACTTCCCGACCGTGGGGCTCGTCGTAACCGTTGGCGGAAAGCCGGTGTCGAATCTCACTATCGTCAGCTCCACACGGCTGACGTTCACGTCCCCGGCGTGGGTGAACATGGACTTCGCAAACAACCCGCAGGACATCGTGCTGACGAGTACAAACGGCCTAGTCGATATCTGTCAGAACGGCTGGACGCCAACCCTCCCATAAGGTGCTCAATGAAATTTCTACAGCGCTTCGACTGGGCCAAGTGCACGAAGCCGTCACTAGTCTAATGGCCATTCGTGTTCACATGACCGGGCTCTCTGAGAGCGAGCTGAAGCTGCGCCTAGCGGCGAAGGCCGTTGACCCGGTCGTGAGGCGGGAGCTGGCTGTCCTCGGCGGCGAAGCCGTGCTCTGGCTCCAGAAGAAGGTGAAGAGCGGGGCGCTTGGCCTCGCCCCGAAGCGGCACCCGGACGGAAAGCCGCCGCTGGTCGACACGGGGACGTACATCAATAGTTACGATTCCGAGGTGTCTGACGACAACACGCTCTCCATCGAAGCGAAGGGCACGAACACGAACATGGCCAACGCGGACCTAGGAGAGCTGCTCGAATACGGGTGGGGGAACGTACCTGCTCGTCCGCACATCCGGCCGCTCGTGCGATGGGTGCTTCAGACGCAGGCAGAGAAGTTCTGGCAGCGCGTCATCAAGGGAGTAGGACTCTAATGGCGTATTTAGCCACGATGATGGCCGTGGCGTCGCGGCTCGAAGGGAAGCCTGCGGAGTTCGTGGCGTCGCTTGCGGACCTTCAGAAGGAGCGTGGGAGCGGGGTGCCCGACCAGGTCGCGGGGCTCAATACCCCAGCGACCATCGCTGCGTACCTCGGCAAGAGCCATGGGGTGCGTCTGGGCGGCGTGCAGGTGCCCGTCCTGTACTTCGACGTCGAAGGGCAGCTGTTCACGCGCGTATATCCGTCAATCACGTTCGAGATTCTCGACGTCACGCCCCGGTACGCTGAGTACGTGTTTCAGAGCCCGAGCTATCAGGGGGACGGCTACGTCGTTCCGGTGAATTCGTCGACCCGGACGATTCAGCTCTCTGACGGCACAACGATGAGCCTGCCTCGGATGGCGAAGGTCCGGCCCGTGGAGCACCCCTTCGACATCGTCGTCGAGGTGCGTGCGTACGCGAAGGACCCCGTGCAGAGCGCGCTGTTGGTCAACTATGTCTACAGCGTGTTTCCTCCGCGTCACTACCTGCGCGTGCCGCAGAACGACGGGTCGTACCGGGACTGGGACATGATGTACGAGAGCTACTCGGACCTCGACAAGAGGAACGCGGTGCGTTCGGGCTCGCCAGGCGTCGAGCGCGAATACTGCAAAGTGTGGAACTACAAGGTGGAGGGCTACCTGGACAATACGGATTTGGCCACCTTCGCGAACCTCACCAAGGAGCCGACCATTACAGTGGAGCCCAACCTGGGCTCTGCTGACGGCGACGCCGACGTGGACGACCCCTCTCCAACGGGGTGACGTGATACAACTAGGGGCGGAAGACCCCTTGGGAACTACAGCCAGTCGAGAGGAGACCGAGTAATGAATACCACGAGCATCCCGGGAGTCATCGTCCGGGAAGTCACAACGGCGGTGCCCCAGATCAGGGGCGCCACGAAGAACATCGGAGGCTTCGTCGGGCGCGCGCTGCGCGGCCCTGTCGCCGTCCCCATCCGAATCACGTCGTTCGCGCAGTACGTCCGCATCTTCGGCGCGTATGACCCGAGCAGCTACCTCACGGAGAGCGTGGAAGCGTTCTTCGGGAACGGCGGCACGGTTTGCTACGTCTGCCGCGTCCTCGGAAGCTCGACGGGTACGAACGTGAAGGCGGCCCTCACGATGGCGAGCGCGGGCGGCGCAGCCTCGGCGGGTAGCCTGTCGTCGAGCGCTGGGGCGTTCCCGGCCGCGCTCTTCCCTGGTGCTACGTTCCTCTGCCTCGAAGACGCTGGCGTCGCACAGACGGCGACCATCGTTGCAAACCAGGCAAGCATCACGGGTGTCGCGGGTACTTTCGCCGCGCCGACCGCTGCGCACACCCTCGTCCTCGCCCTCGCAGGCGTCGCGAACCAGACGGTGACCTTCGCGGGGACGGAGAACACGAACCTCCTCTACGCCGCTGCCATCAACGCGCAGATTCGCGGTGGCACCGCCACCATCTCCGGCGGTCAGGTCAAGATCACGGCGGACCGTGCTGGCTCGTCGTCCTCGGGCTCTGTCGTCTCGGGCTCTGCCGACGTTCTCGCGAGCCTCGGCCTCGCGGTCGGTGCGTTCACGCTCACGGGCGGATCGAACGTGGCGAACGTCGATGCGGTGCTCGCGACGGAGCTGGCCACGATCTTCAACGCCGCGTTCATCACCCCGGGCTCGACGTGGGTCGGCAACAACACGACAGGGACCCTCGCGGGCAAGTCGAACACGACGGGCGCCACCTCGAAGATTCAGTTCACCAGCGGCACGGGTGTGTCGCTCGTCGCTGGCTTCAACCTGACGGCCTACACGGGGTCGGCGTCGGCGCCCACGAACCTCTTCACGCTGACGGCAGTCGGAGAAGGCTACGACGCTAACAACATTTCCGTCGTCGTGACTCCGCAGAACTCCGTTCTCGGCCTGTCGCTGACGGTGGCTGCGGCGGCTGGCTCCATCGCGAGCGTCACTCTCGCGAGCTACGCCATCAACCGGCTGACGGTGGGGGACACCGTCAGCCTCTTCGACAGCGGAACCTCGGCAACGCTTCGCGGAGTGGTGGCGAGCATCCAGGGCAACGTCGTCACCTTCCAGAATGCGCCGACGCTGACGGGTGCCCTCAACGTCGCGACGACGACCGTCACGATGGAGGCGTTCGCGCTGACGGTGCTCTACGGCGGGAGCACCATCACGGGACCCATCACGGGCCTGCGGCAGTCGCCGCTGTCCACGCAGAACTACTTCGCCACTGTCCTCGGTGGCGTGCTGTCGGGAAGCCTCGGGGCGAACGCGCTCAACCCGGAGTACCTCGTGACCGTGACAGACCTCGGCGTCACGAGCACGGCGAACGTGGACCTCCGGCCGGTCAACGTGATCTCGTCCGGTGACTACCTGTCGGGCGGGTCGAACTGCACGACCTTCGCGGACCTCGACTACATCGGCCAGAATGCGACGCTGCCGTACACGGGTGTCTACGCCATGAAGGCGATGCGCGACCTCCGTATCCTTGCGCTCCCTGGCCTGTCGGGGACGAACGGGTTCATCTCGCAGACGCTCATCCAGCTCTGCGACTCGTGGAAGTTCCTCTTCGGCATCGTTGCCTCGCAGCTGAACGCCAGCACGACGGCCATCGCGACGTACCGGCAGTCGCTGGGCTCCACATCGTACGCGGCGTTCTACGCCATCTGGTACAAGATCATCTCGAAGCTGACCGGGCAGCTCGCGATGAGCCCGCCCGAGGGGTACATCATGGGTATGTACTGCCGGACGGACAACGCGCAGGGCATCCAGAAGGCTCCGGCGGGTGACGTCACGGGGCAAATTCTCGGCGTGCAGGACGTCGAGCGGAATCTCTCTGATGACGACTACGCGCTTCTGTACCCGCTCAACGTCAATGCGAGTTTCAACGTCCCCGGCGCGGGTATCTGCGTCGAGGGCTCGCGGACGATGGAGAACAGCGTCTACACGCAGATCAGCGTGCGCCGGACGATGATCTACCTGGAGCAGTCGCTGAAGACCGGGTCGCGCTTCGTCATCTTCGAGCCGAACACCCCGGCCACGCGCGCCAAGCTGAAGCGCGCGACGGACAACTTCCTCGAAGGGGAGTGGAAGCGAGGGACCCTGAGCGGCACGACGCGCAACGCGGCGTACTTCACGAAGTGCGACACGGACAACAACCCGCAGAACCTCGTCGCTGCGGGGCAGATGCTGGAGGACATACAGGTGAGCATCCCGCTCGTCGTAGAAAACCTCATTATCAACGTTTCCCAGAACCAGGCAATCGCCGTGGCGGTGGGATCGTGAAAGGGCCAGCCATGAAGTCACGAATCCTCAAGCCGGTGCTGCCCTTCCTCGCAGCGTTCAACCGGACCGACCAGGAAGACCCGCTGAAGACCTGGCGGTACATCATCGAGGTCGACAACTTCGCCCGTTTCGGCTTCGCCTCGATGAAGGGGCTCAGCGCGGAGACGGAGGTCGTCAAGTACGCCGAGGGCGGAAGCTCGACCGATCAGAAGAGCCCGGGACGCACGACCTTCGCGGACGTCACGCTGGAGCGCGGAGTCATCCTACTCGCCGGTCAGGGCTCGATGGACATGCTGAATTGGTATAACCAGGTCTACGACGCCTCGACGCAGTCGACGCCCACCACCCCGGCGGGCAGCTCTGGCACGTTCCGCCGTTCCATCGACGTCGTCATGTTCGACAAGACCGGCGCGGAGCGGCTGCGGTGGCGGCTCTCGGAGGCGTGGCCCAAGGGCTCTGTCCCCTTCCCCGACCTGGAGGCGATGTCGAGCAACAACGTGCTGGAGAAGCTCACCATCGTGCATGAGGGGTACCGCCTCGTGACCTCGACGGCCGGCCTGTAGTACCTTCGGAGGCAAGCGAGCCCCGGCTCCCTCCAACGGCGAGGCGGGTCGGGGCTCGTAACATTTTCACTAAAGGAATTCCCAATGCGTTCTGCTCTGTTCATGCTCCCCAACGGATTCTCTGATGGCGCTGGTGGCGTCGTGCGCGAAATCGAGCTGCGCAAGCTCGACGGCAACGACGAGGACTTCATCCTCGACAAGGTGGAGATGAAGCGCGGCAACGTGCTCAACCGCCTGATCAAGCGCGTGCTCGTGCGGGTCGGAAACGTGACCGATCCGATGATGATCGAGAAGGTGTTCGACGAGCGCTTCCTCATGGCGGACACGACCTTCATGTTGGTCAGCCTTCGGAGCTGGGGTATCTCGCCTATCTACCGCTTCGAGGCGTCTTGCCCGCGCTGCGAGAAGATCGGGAAGCACCGGGTGGACCTGCGGAAGCTCGTTGTCGACGAGCAGCCTGAAGCCGCGCGGGGCCAGGACACGTTCACCGAGGTCATCGATCTCGAAGATGGCGAAAAGGTCACCGTGAAGTTCCGGCCGCTGTTCGTCCGCGACGAGCATCTGCTGCTCAGCATCAAGTCGGACTACGCGAAGGAGAAGGCCACCAAAGAGCTGCTAATGCAGATTCAGCAGCTGAACGGCGAGGTGCCGGATGCGTCGACGATCAAGGCCCTCGACTGGAGCACCCGGAACGCCATCCGGCAGGTGATGGACTCGAAGAGCGGCGGCATCGACACCGAGCTGCTCATGGAGTGCAAAGCGTGCGGGAAGACCTTCAAGGACTCGATGCCCATTGAAGTGCGAAGTTTTTTCTTCCCGGCGGCGGGTTCGCCGAAGACGGAGATGGAGGCGACCCCCTACCGCGTCTCTATTACGACATCGGAGTCCTCGGGCACGAGTACCGCTGGGCACCCTCGGAAGTCCGCTCCCTGACGATTGAAGAGCGCATGTTTCACATCGCCAAGCTGCAGGAGCGCCGGGAGCGCGAGAACAACAAGGCGGTGGCGGAAGCGGAAGCGAACACGCGGAGGTAACTATGTCCGGCTCAAAGCACACCCTCGAATTCGGAATATCTGGCGACCCTGCGGGCCAGCTAGTCCGAATTGCTGATGCTCTCTCGAAAGTCGCCAGGGAGTCGCAGAAGATGTCGGAAGGCGTGGAGGAGGCCGGAGAGAAGCTCGACAGGGTGGGGGAGGCCACCCACGGCTCCCGCATGCAGGAGCTTGGCAAGGAGATCATGGAGACTGGCGCGAAGTGGCGCGAGTTCGCCCATGGCGTTGTCGAGCACGCGAAGGAGATCGTCGAGAGCTTCGTTGAGGTAGCCGAGGAGTTCGAGGACATCCGGTCGTCCTTGGACTTCTCCTTCGGCGCGCACTCACAAGAGATGTACGCGAAGACGCTGGAGGCGTCGCAAACTCTGGCCTTCACGTTCAAGGAGACCGCGGACGCGGTGGCCAACCTCGGGAAGACCGGCGTCAACGTGTTCGGCGCTAACTCCCTTTTGACGGGCGAGATCACCAAGTTCAAGACGAAGACGGGCGGGATGGCGAACTCGTTGGAGGTGCTCCAGGACACTCTGGCCGGGACCGGCCTGAAGATGAGCGAGAGCGGCCGACTGCTGCGTGGTGTTCACGAGGCGATGGTCGGCAACTTTCGCGAGTTCAAGATGGGGCTCGGGATGAGCCCTCACCTCATCGAAGAGATGAAGAAGAAGATGGCCGGGTCGGCTGGTGACATGCAGAAGAGCTTCGAGGGCATCATCGAGACGCTCGGAAAGTTCTACGGCGGTGCCACGAAGATGAAGGAGCTGAACCTGTCGTTCCAGTTGCAGCTGATGAAGGACAAGTTCGAGCAGCTGAAGGAGGCCATCGCCGGTAACGGCGGAATCAAGCTAATCACTATCGGCTTGAAGGACTTCGTGGACGCGCTCCAGAGGTTGCTGGAGGATAAGGACGCCATCAAGGGCATCGCTGATGCGTTTCAGATGATCGAGCGGGCAGTCGGTTGGGTGTTCCACACGGCGGCCGGACTAATCGACATGGGGCGCGGCCTGCTGAGCGCTGCCCCGTGGCTGCCGAAGGTGGCGATGGGGATGGTCCTGATGACCGTCGCGGGGGCCATGCTGGCGGGCTCCCTGATGACCGTCGCGGGGGCCTCCGTGCTGGTTGCCACCTCTTTCGACGCGATCATGCTCTCTCTTGCACCGATTGCGCTTGGGCTAGAGGCAGTGGTCGCTGGTGGGTTGTTGCTAGCTGGTGTCCTGTCGCTGCTGTGGATCGGCTCGAAGCAGGTGGGGGACAACGTCGGCGGCGTGTCGGACCGGCTGGAGACGCTGAAGGTTCTCCTGGACGCGCTGAGCGAGGCGTGGCGCACCTACGACGGGACGACCTCGCAGATCACCGTCGAGCAGGGTGAGAAGCTGAAGAAGGCCGGAATGGAGGAGACGTTCCTGAACATCTGGTCGACCGTGCACAAGGCGCACGTCGCGATGCAGGAGTTCGGGGCAGCGATGGAGGACGTTGGCGATTACCTGTCTAGCGTGTTTTCGCCGATGCTCGACGTCTTCGGCTTCAATGTCGACGGCAAGACGGACTCGATGGAGAAGTGGGAGTCGATGGCCTTGAAGGTGGCCTCGGCGTTCGGCCGCATCATGCTGGCGATGAAGGTCATGTGGGACGTAGGCTCGGTCATCTTCCACGCGACGGAGACGGCCCTCTCGACCATCGTCTCCACTGTCTACACGCTGGTGGAAGCCGTGGCGTCGCTCGTCATGGCGCTCGATAGCGTGCTCAAAGGGGACTGGGCTGCTGCTGGAAAAGTCATCAAAGAGGGTGTCAGCAACATCGGTACGGCCTGGAGCGTCACGGGGAGCTTCGCGTCTCAGCTTGGCACCGACGCTGACATCCTGAGCGCGGACGACCGAGCCGGGGCCGCGCTTCAGAACATGGACTCAGGCGTTGGGTCCTCGCATCGACAGGCGCTGCAAAGCGAGCGTCAGCGCACGGCGATGGAGAAGTGGATGCGGGGGCAGGGCACCTACGACGAGGGGCTGGGCTACGAGGGTAACCTGGAGGCGTCTCGTAACGCGGGCATCCTGACGCCGGAGATCGAGGCGTCGATGAGGGGTGGCAACCTGGCGAGCGCCCCCAAGGGCTCCGCGGACACGGGGGCCGTGTACGCGGCCAGGGATGCGGGTAGGGATGCGTTCATCGGCGCAGCCGGCGGAGGCGGAACGGACGACACGGCAGCACTACGAGCGTCGGTTGTGGCGGACGAGCAGGGCAAGGCCAACGACGTCCAAAAGGCGATGATGGCCGCGCACAAGGAGATGCTGGCGGACCTGCGGCAGGAGTTGCTGACCATCGAGAAGGAGAAGGTCAGCCACGTCAACATGAGCGGAGAACGGGTCGGGGCTGTGCAGCGTGACCTCAACATGAGCGTGGCAGGAGACCACTAATGGCCATTAGCTTCTACGGTGGTCCGAAGATCGTCAAGGGGCAGCTGTCCAACTACCGGACGGGTGACTCGTACACCTTCACCATGAACCCGGAGAGCATCTCTGCGCCGTTCTCCGCGAACGTGTCGGAGGACAACATTCCGGGGTTCTCTGACCCGCTCGTTCGCTTCGCGAGCGGGAAGGTGAAGGACCTCAAGTTCAAGCTGAAGCTCTCCGGCGAGATGCGCCTCCGGCAGTACCAGCGGCAATTCGCTAACGGAGCTGACGGCAGCACCGGGCTTGGGGACTTCAACATCAAGGGGGAGGTCGACTTCTTGGAGGCGGCCTGCTCGCCGACAGACCCATCACTCGGCGGAGACGGGGGGCTCGACAGGTTCGTGTTCACGTTCGGGAGCCGCCACCCGGGCGTGGTTGTCTTCGTCACGTCGGCGGACGTGGAGGAGAAGCGCTGGGACTACCAGCTGAACCTGACCGAGGCGGAGGTGAGCATCACGCTGAAGCGCATTCAAGACGAGTCCGTCTACGCCTCTGACATCTGGAGGAGAAGCTAATGGCAATCGGGTCAGAATCAAGGAACAACCTCGCCGTCATCATGCACGTCGTGAACGCTGCCGGGGCGCTGGTCGAGAGGGAGCACCTCGACATCCGGCCCGCACTCATGACCATCAATGCGGCGGACAATCAGCGGTTCGTGCCCGCGTCGGGAGACAACTGGAGCCGCATCGGCTGGAAGAAGCTCGGAGACGGCCGCCGGTGGTGGATCGTGGCCGACTACAGCGAGATCGTAGACCCATTCACGGACCTGCAGCCGGTGACGCAGAACACGTACCTCGCGCAGCTGGCGGCGACGGCGACGGGTACCGTGACGCAACTCTCCCTGCGCTCGGCGGCGGACGCGGGGAAGTTTCAGCGGGGGATGACCATCTATGTCGAGGACTTGAACCCGTCCAATCCCGTGAGCTTCACGACGACGGTCATCGGCGTAGACACGAACAACCTGATCGTGACCATCACGCCCGTGACGCTGGTGGGCTCTATCCCGTTCGCGCTATCCCGTGTGTCTAGCGTGGCCCAGCTGCCCGTGCAGCTCGTGTGCCCGAGTCCCAACAGAGCGTTCTTCAACGCACTGAATTTCGATAACCCGCTTTCCACGCTGGTGGGCTGAGCCGTGCCTCACGCGGGAGGAGCCGGCGGAACGAAAAGCGGGCCGGGAGCAGGGTCGGCGGCGAAGCAGGAAGGAACGGCAGACTGGAGCCGGCGGAACAACTCGCCGGTGCTGCTGCTGTCGATCAAGGGGCAGCCGGCGAACGACCTGCTGCGCATTACTACGAGTTTTAGTCACAAGCGCACCCTGGCAAAGAGCGCCGAGACGAAGTTCGTTTTCCGCAACGATGACCGGAAGCTCCTCGACGACCCCCGGCTGCTGCCGAACACGACGTGGGAGTTTCGCTACGGGTTCTTCAACGACCTGTCGCCTGTCACCCTCGGGATGATCCGGGAGGTGGCCCCTGTGTACGAGGCGAAGGTGACCGTGACCGTCACCCTCTACGACGCTCTGCTCACGGCGGCCACGAAAAGCTCGGCGAAGAACTGGGGGCTGGTGCCGTCTAGCGACATCGCCAAAGCCATCGCGGCGAAGCACGGGTTCTCGGCCGTCGTCGAGCCCTCGAACGACATGCCGAAGAAGCGCTGGATTCAGCCGAACGACGTCAATGACATTCGGTTCTTGCGGGACCTCGCCGTCCTCATTGATTACGAGGTGTACGTCACGGGCTCGCCGGCCACTCTCACGTTCCGCAAGAAGAGGTACGGGGCGGCGCCGAAGGCCACGCTGACCTACTACAGCGACGCCACTGAGCACTCGTATGTGAAGAGCTTCCGGCCGAAGGTGAAGAGCCTTGGGCCGGCGCAAGCCGGCATGGCGAGCACGGACCACGAGAAGGGCGCGGGCGTGAAGGACGTGGTGGATGACCACACGAAGGGGGGCGTGGGCATCGCTGCGACCAACAACCTGTCGGTATCTCCGAGTGGGGCTCAGCTCTACGTGCAGCCGAAGGCAGACGTGTCGACGCCGGTGCCCTCGGGGCTCAACACGAAGGCCCTTGCCACCGTCGCCCGACAGCAGATGCTCGACAAGTGCAACGAGGCGACGAGCGACCACCCGCTGACGGCGAGCATCACGCCGGGTGACATCTTCGTGTGGGCTGGCATCGAGAAGCAGCTGGCGGGGAAGTGGTACTGCTTCGAGGAGCACAGCCAGATCAGCGGCACCTCGTCCTCGACGTCGTGTCAGTGGAAGCGCAACGCCATGGGGAAGGGCGGAGAAAAGCTGGCTAACACGAATAACGCAGACGCCGGTGGTCAGCCCCCGTACGTCGGCGTCATGGTGACCAACCCCGCGGGAGACGCCGGCACCTTCTACAACAAGGGTACGCCGCCGACCCGCACAACCAACCCCCAGCCCGTACCGAAGAGGTAACCGTGTCCATTGGAGCGATTGCGCACGTCCTGCCCTGGCAGGACCCGGCTGTGGAGAAGGCGAAGGGTCGCTACCACGGGCTGTACCTTGGCTTCGTCCGCGACCGATCCGACCCCACGCGGACGGGTCGCGCTCGTATCCATGTTCCCGCGCTCACGGCCGACGACAACTCGGAGGAGAACTGGCTCGACTGGTGCCTGCCGATGAGCGGGAGCCAGAACCTCGTTGTTCCTCCGGTAGACGCGCCTGTGTTCGTCATGTTCGAGCACGGGATGATCACGCACGGCGTCTACTGCTGGGGGTGGGTGATGGGGGACAGCGCCGACAACAGCTCCGGGCCTACGGCTGCGCTCGGCAACGCGGTGGACCCGACGTGGCTCCAGACGGACGTGACGTACGCGACGGGGGGCAGTCAGGGGCCGACCATCAAGCACACGCTGACGGCTGACCCCGCCGTAGCGAACCTTCCGCAGTACCCATACAACAAGGTGTGGCAATCCGAAGGAGGGATGATCCTGGAAGTGGACGACTCGCCGAGCGCGCAGCGGGCGCGCTTCTATCATCCGAGCGGGACGACGATCCTCATCGACAGTAACGGCTCTGTTCGCCTTTCGTCCGCTGGGGCCATCTTCCAGGAGTCGGCAGGGGACCACGTCATCGCGCTCAAGCCGGGGGCTACGTTCAAGGTGATCTACAACGGCGGGAGCGGGATCAGCGTTGGAGCGGACGGCGTGCATGTCTCTGGTCACCAGGCATCCATCCTCGGTCGTGCTGTAGCGCCCAATGGCAGGACCGTCACATGAGGCCGTTCGTGGTATCAAATAGGGAGAGATTCCTGTGAGTACACCGACCTTTCCGACCTTTCCGACGACCGACCCCGGGAGCAGCGGCTGCAACAGCACTGCCCCAGGTACTTCGTTTCCTGTGAAGGTCACCGTTCCGTTCGTCGGGACCGTCGTGAACATCCCGGACCCGTGCTACGCGGGCGGGGGCCTCGATGAGTCGATCAAGGCCGTGCAGGACCTCCTGAACCCCGTGTTCCCGCTCCTGCAACTCGCAGCGTGCGCGATGAAGCTGGTGGACATCGCTATTGGGATTCCCGATGCGATGGGGCCGCCGCCGAGCCCGTCGAAGGTCATCCAGCTCGTGCAGGACGTAGAGACATTCGTCACGCAGTGCATCCCGTTCTTGCTGACGCTCACGCCCATCGGCGCTGTCATCCAGGTCGTGTGCTTCATCGTTGGCATCTGCCAGTTTTTGATCGGCTTGCTCAATTGCATTATGAGCTTTCTCGTTCACCTGCTGACTCTGAGCGTCGACGCGCAGGTGTGCCTCGGATCCTCCGACCTGTCGCTGCAGGCCATGGGTCGCTGCTTGAACTTGCAGAGCACCGCGATGCAGGGTGCGCTCCAGAATCAGATGACCGCTCTCAATTGTGTATTCACAATTCTCAACGGCATCCTCAAGACGATGACGGCCCCGCTCTCGCAGGTCGGCGTCGACGTTAGCAAGACCTGCATCACGCTCAACCTGAACACCTCTGTCGGCATCACAGCGCTGCAGCAGGAAGTGGCCGTTGTGACGGGTGCTCTACAGGCGATTATTTCGCTCGTGACCCCCATCTGCTCGGGTGCTTCTTCCTGCCCGCCCCCTACCTGCTAGGAGCTGACTAATGGCTATTGTTCTGTCTAATCAGCTCCTCGAACAGCAGGTACTCGGTATCGGGCTCGTCTCTCCTCTCACGACAGACCCGGCGACGGGAGACTTCGCCACCGTGAGCGGAGCGGAGGATGTGAACCAGTGCATCCGGGACATCCTGAGCATTCGCGTCGGCGAGCGTGTCATGCGGGAGGACGACGGGTCGCCGTTTCCGCCCCTCGTCTTCGAGAACGCGGAGGGGCTCGTTGTGGTGCTGCCGAAGATCGCCGTCGACACCATCGTCCGCTACGAGCCGCGCGTGAGTCGCGTGCAGGCGACGGCGGCCATCATCCAGCTGAGCACCATCGAGCTGTCCATCAGGTACGTTCTGCGTGCCACGGGAACCCCGGGCAGCCTCGTCTACCCGTACTACCTTGAGCCCGCTGTTGGAGGAGTGAAATGAGCCCGCCCATCGCAGGTAACGGAACAGACCTCTCAACAGGACGAGCAGGCCCGGTAGTCGACTTCACGTCGGCCGACTTCGACTCCATCAACGATGACCTGACGACGTATGCACAGGCTACGTTCTCGGACAGGTGGACGGACTTCAACCCCAACCAGTTCGCCGTCGTCTTCAAAGAGCTAATCGCTTACGTCGGCGACCAGCTGACGTACATGGTGAATAGCGAGATTCGGGAGACGTTCGCGGCGACGGTCATCCGGCGGCAGAACCTCGCGAACATCGGCAAGGGGCTTGGCTACACGCTGCCAGGGGCCGTGTCTGCGACGGTGTCGCTCGTGCTCACCCTGAACCCGCTGTCCTCGTACCCCATCACCATTCTGCGAACGGACCAGTATTCGACACAGGGCTCGGGCACGAGCCAGGTGAACTTCCATCCGCTCGTCGACACCGTCGTTGCGAGTTACCCAGCGGGAGGAACCGTCACCATCCTGGCGGCAGAGGGGACGTTCTATGAGCAGGTGCTCATCGGGGTCTCGACCGGGGCGCCGAACCAGCGTTGGCAGCTGCCGCAGACGGGGGTAGACCCGACGACGCTGTCTGTCGTCGTCTCCGCCTCGACGTGGACTGCGACGACGAACCTGGCGACCAGCGTCTCCACGGCGCAGGTGTTCAAGATCGTCTCGACGGACGACGGGAACACCTTCGTGCTGTTCGGGGATGGAGTGTTCGGAGCCGTCCCCCCGCTCAACGCGCAGATCACGGCCACGTTCAACGTGGGTGGCGGGCAGCGCGGGAACCAAGGCGCAGGGGCGATCACCGTGAAGACGGCGGTGAACTCGGCTGTACTGAGCGTCACTAATCCGGCCGCCTCGACCGGAGGAAGCGACGTTGAGTCGATGTACGCGGCCCGAAACGGCATCCTTGCCTCGCTCTCGACGCAGCAGCGTTGGGTGACTCCACTCGACTACCAGAACGGCATTAGCAGCATTGCTGGTGTGGCTAACGTGCGTGCGAGCGGGGGGCCAAGCGGATCGCGTGTCATCCAGGCGTGGGTAGCCCCGTCTGGCGGCGGCGCCCCGACCCCCGCCCTGCTCTCCACCATCTCGGCGGTTGCCCAGCCGAACAAGATGATAGGGAACAAGCTCCGCCTGTACCCCCCGTTCTACAAAGCCGTTCGGTTGAACGTCCTGCTTCACATCAACTCTTCGTTCCGCGCTCAGGACGTGGCACCGGCGGTGAGGGCTGGAGTCATCAACCCGCAGCTGTCAGGGTTCCTCGACTTTCCGCAACTCAACTTCGGCGCCGTGACGTTCGACGCGAACGGGAACCCGGAGTTGCTGCTGTCTCAGACGCGTCTCCAGAGCTACTTCGCCAGCCTGTCGTCGTCGGGGTTGGACCGTGCAGAGATCCAGCAGCTCGACGTGATGCCCGTTGCGCGCGCCCCGCAGTCGGGGAACACGGGCAACGGCTCCGTAACGAACATCACGACGACTTCCCGGCAGCGGAGACGGCAGTATTTCGTTCTGCTGACGAGCGCCTCGGCGTTCACCGTCTACGAAAGGCTCGTGGGGCAGGTGACCGGGCTGACGGACCTCGTGCTGTCAGACGCTAATCAGATTTTCGACAACGAGAGTGTCCCCACCGGCACCTCCGGTTACTTCAACGGCTGGAAGCTGGCGCCGGATGCCACGAGCAGCACGCTAGTGGCGGTGACCGGGGCGGCGGGCTCGTATGTCACGACGTCGTCCCTGTCTAGCCTCTTTTCGCTGACAGAAATCGGGTCTAACTACTACCTCTACAACCCTGCCGCGCTCACGGGCGTTGTCGGGGGGGCGGCATACACGTCTACAGACGGGGCTGTAAGCTTTCAGGTTACCGCGGGGACCTCTCGCTTCGTGGCGGGTGACTCCTTCATCATCGACGTCTTCCCGCTCGTCGGCGACATACTCATGGCCGTTGACGAGTACCCCCAGCTGCTCGACGCCAACTTCGTCACCAGGACGTCGGGCGGGTCGAGGGCGTAGGAGAACACCATGTCCGCAGCTGCGCAGCTCAAGTTCACTCAGAACGCCGTGTCAAACACGGCGGGGCAGGCCATGACGGGGGTAACGGCGCTGCCCGTCATTGTCGGCAACTGGCTTGACAATGGCACTATTGTCAACTGGCAGTTCATCGTGCTCGACGTGTCGATGCCAGGGAGCGCCCTCACGGCGGGGTCGAAGCAGAACGGCAACTCCCCGACGTGGACCTTCACGCCCGATGCGGACACGGGGATGGTGTTCATCCAGCTCATCACGACGGCGTCGGACGGGACGGTAGCGAGCGACACACTCTGCTTCGGCGTGCCTAGCGCCTCGACCGGCCTGATGCACCCGGCGTTTGGGGTGACCGCGCGGCATGTCAACTTTGCCGGGCAGACACGGGGCTGGGCTTCGGGTGACCTGCCGAGCACGACGGCCAAGATGCTGGGTGCCTACCTGAAGGCGCTCGACTCGTCGACAGGCGCCACGGCGCAGCAACTCATCGCTGCGGCCGGTACTCTCTCGTTCACAGGGGCGATGACGCTAGTCGGCATCAACACGACTGCGGGGGCATTCAACGTCAACATCCCGGCGGCTGCTGCGGGTCAGGGGCTGACCGTTCAGGACTACCTCGGCACGTTCAACGCGAACCCACCGACTCTCACACCCCCCAGCGGAGTGAGCATCGAGAACCCGCTGACCGGAGCCATCGTGACAAACCCGTCCTCACTCACCCTGTCTGGATTCACGGGGGTTCCGCGTACCTCCTACACCTGGGACTACTACGTGCCCAACAACCTATGGAAGTTTAGGTCATGACCAACCTCCGTCTAATCGCATTCGCGCTCCTCTGCACGGTACTTCCCGCCTGCTACGGCGTTCACCTCACCGTCGAACCCGCGATGCCTGGGGATAGCCCGACGCCTTCGGGTGTCTACACGCCAGGGATGCAGGCCCCCACTGTCATGCTGCACCCTAAGGGCGTAGCTCCGGTGGCCTCGACCGGGCGGAAGCTCGGAGGACCCGCCGGTCTTCCTGCGAACCTCTTGTCGGCGGGCGGGGACCTCGCGACGGGGGGCGTCGTCACGCAGGCCCAGTCCGGCGCGATCTCGTTCTCCTCGACCGGGCAGGTCGCGTGCTCGACCGGCATGACGAACTGCCAGTTCAAGCAGGCGACGAAGGCGTCCGACACGGCGACGAACGCGATGAGCATCCAGGCTCAGAGCGCATTCGCGAGCGCGACGGTCAACCCCAACGGGGCCACCCTCACGCTCGCGGGCGGCGCGTCCGCGGGTGGCGCCATCACGACCACGGGCGGCGGCGTCGTCCTCCAGGGCGGCACGAGCGCGGCGACGGTGAGCGGGACACCGGGGTCGGTAACGGCCCTGTTCGGGGCGCCCACGGGGACGGGGAGCGAGGGCCAGTTCGTCGTCTCCCGTGCGGGGTCGCCCATTCTCAGCATGGGTCCATATCAGGGGGGCGGAGGGAGCACCTATTCCGGGCTCTATCTGGGCAATGCTGCGGCGACGGCAGGGCAGCTGAACTACTCGCTACTCGTCGATAACCCGAATACGTCGCTGTTGCTCAATGTCCCCACGTCGAGCGGAACGATCCAGTTCAGGTCGGCCTCCAGCAACACGCTCGGGAAGTGGGATGCGACGCAGGCGGCATTGCTCACGGCGCCCGGATATGGCTTGCAGATCGGGGCGCTGACTACGGCGTTCGGGGGCGCCACGGGCGGAGTGCTCGGGCTGACGAACGGCAGCGCAGCGCCTACCGCCGGAGTGTCCACCGGATCGATCATCCAGAGCTACGGCAACAACCTGAGCATGTGGGCGCCCGCAGCGACGAACGCCGCAGGGAGCGTCGTGCTCAACCTCGGACCGACGGGTACCGGGACCGAGCCTGCGCTGGAGATCACCAACGGCGGTTCGCCGGTCATGTGGCTCCAGCGACAGGGGGCTGGCACCGGAGCGATCTACCTCTACGGTGGGGCCACACCGACCGCGAACAACATGAGCATCCTGGCCGGCTCCGGGTACACGTACCTGAACGCGACGTCGAATGTTGGCCAGCTACTCGGCAACGCGACGTTCCTCACCTACGGGGGGAGCGGCTATTACAACCTCTTCAGCTCGACCGGGAGCGCGTACGGAGGCTCCAACACGCTCAACCTGAACGCGGGGACCGAGATCACATCCGCGCCCGCGATCGGCATGGCGTCGCTAGTCAGCGACTCCGCCGGCCTCCACGTCAACACGACAAACGCGGCGAGCAGCACCACCCTCGTGAACACGGTCGTCGCTCCGGTGTTGCAGGGCGCGGCCACGGGGCAGCAAGACAAGATCCTCAAGTTCCTCGCAAACGTTCAGACGACCAGCACGGCCGCCGTCACGGCACTCACCATCCCACTTGCGACCTCGGGCACGAACGGGGACTTCGTCGTGCATGCGGTCGGTCGGCTCCACTCGGGGGCCACATCCTTCGCCCAGACCTACGAGTGCCTCATCGAGAACAGCGCAGGCACGCTTGCCGCTGCGACGACGACGGGCATCTCGATCGCGAAGTCATACGACACCGCCTACAGCGGAGCGGCCGTTACCTGCACGGTCTCGGGGACAAACGTCCTCGTGAACGTTGCGGGCATCCTCGCAACCACGATCGACTGGACCGTCGCCGCTGACGTGCTGGTGAACTGACTTACCCTCTCAGGTATCGCGGAAGCCCCCATGTACGACCACGATGAGAAAACACCGACACGCCCCGGCCTGCAGGGAGCCGAGTCCGAAACCTCTAATGGCAATGGCCATGACCCGCGCAGGGATCAGGTCACTCCGTCTGCCGAACGCGGCGCGGTGAACACCCGTGAGACGCAGCGGGACCGCATAGAGCGGACGATCCTGGAGCTGCACGGGATGCACCACCGCACGATTACGGTGCAAGAGACGCACGGGCAGGCTCTGCTGCGGCTTCAGCGCGGGCAGGACTCCTTGCTTTCCGAGGTGAGAAAGCTGAGCGCGAACCACACACTGCTTCAGAAGGCGATGGTGGCTAGTGGGGTTATCAAGGAGACGCAGGAGGCGTCCCCCAGCGGCCACCACCAGCTTCCTCCCCCACGCGCCAAACTTCAGTCCGTTAGTGACATTACCTTCGAGGAGGCCGTCGAGGGTGTCACGGAGCACGGGACGCGGACCTTCACGTACACGGAAGAGGCGCTGCGGGCGAAAATGCGAATAGAGTACACCCGGATGATGGAAGAGACGCAGGTGAATAAGGACGCGGCTCCCGTGCGTTTCGTCCGCGCCCAGCTTCTTCCTCATGTGCTCAAGGGAGTCGGGCTGACGGCCGCTGCTGGGCTCGCCGCTGGGCTCTGGTATAAGCTCGTGTCGTTCGTTACGACTCTCGTCTCTGGCAACCACCACCAATGAAAGAGGTGTCTCCCATGAAAATCGACTGGCAGCATTACATCCTCATCTTCGCCTACCCCGCTCTCATCGCCGGTCTGACCGCGCTCCAGGGCTCGTTCAGCGCAACTTCCGTCGCTGCGATGGGGGTGGGCTTGCTCATCTCCGCGCTGAGCGCTGCGAAACCGAGCATCTTCCCGGGAGCGAACGTCACGGCGGCGGTGAAGACGGCTGCGACGAAGGTTGTCGGCTCGATGCTCGCCGTGTTCCTCTTCGTGTTCATGGCGGTGACCTCGGCGTGCGGCTTCTTCACCCCGTCGCAGACTGCCGTCCTGACCGCAGACGGGACGGCGCTGGTGAGCTGCATCATCGGGCAGGCCCTCTCCGGGCAGACCTCGGCGGCGCAGATCGGCTTGAAGTGCGGGGCGCCGGCGGGCTTCGACGTCCTGTCGTTCGTGACGCAGTTCTTGACCACGCTGACTGCCCCCGGCGACGCGGCGGTAGCGGGGGCTCCGGCGACCCCGGCAAAGGCGGCTCTCATCGACGCGCTCAAGGCGGTGCACTGATGCATTACCGAAACGGACGAGAAGCGAAGAACGGTGACCGCGTGATTCAGCTGGACTCGACAGGCAAGCCCGCGGGGATCGGCATCCTTCACGATGCCCAGCCTGGCAACAATTTCTGCAACGGCCAGGTCGCATCGATCCAAGCGATCGGAGCCGGCGCCTGCCTGGTCGACTGCCTCCACGTCGACGACGTCGTGGCCATGCTGAAGGAGAAGGGCTTCGACAAGCGGCCCGAGAGTAAATGAGCCATCACAATCCGCACCACAGGATCAACGGGGTCACCGTGCAGAGCCCGGCGCATGCCGTGGCTCTTCGCCCCCGCCCAGGCGTTCGCCGCGCGAGAGCGGCCTACGCTGTTGGGATGGTGGCGAGCCTAGCCGCGCAGGACCCCATCGCGGACCGAATCGCGCAGGGTAACCTGCCGGCGGCAACGAACAACACGAAGGACCCGAAGACGGACCAGGGTCCTACGTCGAGCTGCACAGCGCACGCGCTCGTCAAGGGCGTCGAGATTCTAATCGGGTTTTTCGGCTCGATGCACGTCCTGTACGGCCTCACGGGTCAGCGGCAGGGCGACCTCTCAGATGACGGTCGTCAGCTGTCGGACAACATCATCGTGGCCATCACGCAGGGGCTGGCCCCCTTCGAGGGCGACGTCGAGGGTCGCCATAGTGACATTTCGACGGCCAACGCGACCACGCCCCCTACCTTCGAGGAGACGAAGGCGGCGCTGGAGCACAAGTTCCAGCTGCTGCAGCTGCGCATCGACCCGGCCGTGCCCGGGTTCGAGAAGAAGCTGATCGCAACCCTCGCGCTCGGCTCGTCGATCTACCTCGGCACGCAGGTGGGCTCGGCGTTCGAGAACCTCGGCAACGGGATGATCGCCCAGCCCGACCCGGCGAACGACACGAGCGGAGGAGGTCACGCGCTGCTCATCGTCGGCCACCGAACCAACGCGGACGGTACGTACGACTGGCTGATCCAGAACAGCTGGGGCGAGACGTGGGACGAGAACGGCGAGTGCTGGGCGTCCACCGCGTGGGTAGTGGCGTGCTGGGAGCTTCACCCGCTCCTCCTGGCCACCCCCACCGCGGCGACGGCGGCTGTCGTGGAGGCACTAGAGCAGGTGAAGTGACTGCGAGCACTCAGCCGCGACCGTCCACGGAAGGCAGTCGCGGCTGAGTGCTATCTTGCGTCTGAGGAGACACCATGAACCGTCGACACTTCTATGCCTGCCTGGTGGCGCTGTCCGCCGCGTGCTCCACTCGCCTCACCTCGCAGGACGCGAAGGCCGTGCAGCTGCAGGTAGACACTTGCGCGGACATCTCACTCCGCCTTGCTGACGCAGGCGCCGGGCTCCCCCCGTCTCTCGTGCCCGCACGCATCGAAGCGAAGTCGTGCCTCTGCGGCGCGCGAGGCATCGCGAAGAGGGCCGGCGTGGACGTCCCCGACGCAGCGATGGGCTGCCCACAGTGACTCCCGAGCAAGAGGAGGCGACGGCTGTGCAGCTGGCGCAGCTCGGAACCCACCTAACGGCGGAGGAGTGGGTGTCGTGGCTGCGCTCTCCGCCGGACGTGCAGAAGAGGGTCATCGACACGCTCGTCCTCTCCGCCGAGCCGCCCCCTACCGACTACTGGGGCGACGTGCTGAAGGTGCTACTGCTGACCGCGGAGGTGTTCGGAGCCGTGGCCGGCATCGTTAGCGGGGCGCAGCTCGTAAAAGGCGTTATTCCGTAGTCGTAAGAGGGCTGAGCCATGACGATGTCTTTCGGGTACGGACTGTACGGAGGCGGCCCGTACGGCGGCGGCGCCCCGGCGCTCATGCTGAGCGCCCCGTACCTGGTTTCTAGCTCTCCCTCGAACGGAGCGGCGGGCGTGGCGATAACGGCGCCCGTCACGTTCACTGTGGCGGCCCCTGCCGGCATAGACACGACTAGTCTGAATTTCACCCTCGACGGGCAGCAGGCCATCGTGGGTGGCACGTTCCTGGCAGGCTATGCCGGCTCGCTCACCACGAACCCGGACGGGTCTGTCACTGTGAGCGTGACGACACATCCGTCGTTCTCCGTCGGCACCGTGTATGGCTTCATTCAGGTGCTCGACGGGAGCGGGAACAAGGGGAACCTGATCTTCAAGTTCACCCTCGTCGTCTCCCGGCTCACGGCCCTGCTGACGAAGACGTGGTGCGATGGAAACCGCATTGACCTGTTTTGGACGCTTCCTGCCGGCGTGACGCAGGTGCGCGTGAGGCGCTCGCAGTATTCCTACTGCCGCTTCGTGACGGACCCGGGGGTAGACGTGTACCAGGGGGCGCCCATCTCGGCGTTCGTGGACGGGCCTGGGCCGGTGCCAGCGAGCTACCCGACAGGAACCGTGCAGAGCACGACGGCGCTTCAAGCCGGTACGTTCTACTATTACACGATTTTCATCTCCTTCTCGTCTGGGGCCACGTATAGGTGGTGCTGGACGCCGGGCTGCCAGGTGTCGGGGCTGTCCATCAAGCCCTACACGACGCTGTACGGTAACTACGTCTACAACCTGTTGCCGAGCACCTTCAGGAAGCGAGACGCGGACCCGACACGGGGGGCGGACAGGTTCCTGATGCGCGACTACTGCGCGATGCTTCAGTGCGCGGTGAACGTGTACCGCGGCTGGCTTGAATCCATCCCGCTCCTCAACGACCCAGACAACATGCCGGCAGGTCGTATCGGAGACACCGGGAACATCAACGGCTTTTTGGCCGCTCGGTCGTGGGACCTCGGCATGCCGCCGACGCAGGGCTACGACGCGGGGGTGCTCCGGCGCATCGCAGCTGGGCTCACCGTCGTGCTGAAGCAGAAAGGGACCTGCCCCGGACTGGTGTCGCTGACGAAGATGTTCACGACGTGGGACTCAAACTGCGTCGAGACGATCCTTCCTTCGTGCGGCATCGATCGGGTGCTGACGACGTGGGATGGCGTGAGCTACCGCGACACGGTGCAAGCCACCATCGCTGCGCAGAACGCCACCCTCGGAACAGGCTCGCTCTCTGTGCAGACCAGCAGCCTCTACCAGGGGAACGGTACGGCCTATCCCCTCTCTGCTCTGCCCACGACTGCGTCCGGCTCGCCTACGGTGGCGTGCATCATGGACGCCATGGGGACGTTCGCGTGCGTCTCTAACGTGGGAGCAGCCTCCGCGGGGGCACAGGTGCTGACGCTGACGAACTCTGCGGCGCAGATGCGGAGCGCCATCACAGGAACGGGCGTTGGAGCGGGTACCGGGCCGTACACCTTCACCATCACGTCCATCGACCACGCCAGCTACCCGTGGCAGTACCCGTATCCAGCGGCAGCGCCGCAATGGGGGCAGAACGCGTGGGCTGGCTACGTGGTGAAAGACAGCCTCAGCAACACGTACACCGTGAAGTCGAGCGCTGCCACGTCGGGAGGCACCACTGTCTTGACTATGGTGGGAGGGGCTCCGGCGTCGGGGGCCTTCACGCTAGCCGCTGCGTTTGACTCCGTGACTCTGGCCCCACTCTTCCAAGCGGAAATGGTCATTGGTAGCTTTAGCTACACGCTCAACCCGCGGTGGGATCTGCGCCTGACGGCAGACGGAGCTGCGGGGCCGTGGTCGTTCTTCTCGGGGCTCGGCTCGATGCTGGCGGGGCCGTTCGCTGCGACGTCGGCAGATGTCACTGTGTGGGTACACAACGTCGCGCAGGTGTACGGGACGCTGACGTCTGTCGCTACGACGCAGGCTACCGACTCAACGCAGGCGTGGATCACGAACCAGTGGGCAGGGTACTTCCTGCTGGCCAACTGGAATCAGACGAATCTGTTCCGAATCGTGGCTAATGACGCGACGAACCTCTACCTCGACGTGGCCGAGGGCGGAGGAGCTAACACGGTATCTATAGCGGGCTCGTCGTACGTCATCCTGGCGGAGACTGACGCGCTCAAGTACTCTCGGCTTGTTCAGGTACTAAACAGCTTTGTTCCCGTCGATGTTCGTCCACTGGTGAAATTCGAGACGTTCTAAAGGAAAACCCATGCGATTCCTCGGTCTATTCGCTAGCATCACCCGTGACACGTTCACCGACTCAGCCAACAGGAAGCGCGTTGAGTTTCAGCTCGGCCAGCCGGCTATCGACAACGAGTTGAACGAGGCGCAAGAGATTGCCTTCGCCGACATCTCCGAGGCGGCCCATGCGTCGATGAGCCAGTTCCGAGCAACGGACACCGGCGGCCCCTACACTCGCTTTGGTTGTGCCATGGGCACCGACTGGCGACCGTACGCGAACGGAACGACGAGCGTGTACGTCACGGCTGGGTACCTGTACGTGGACGGCGTCCGCTACTACCTCGCCGCGGACCTCGACCTCACGTCTGTCGCTGGTGGCTCGCTGACCTTCTCGAACCCCACCGCTAGTGTGGTTTACGGCGTCGTCTACGTCGATTTCGTGTTGACGGAAGTGAACGCGACGCAGGACCCGACGATCTCCACCCCCCTGAACGGGCAGACGACTGTACGGGAGGTGTGGACGCCAACGTTTCACCAAGTGTCCAGCACCACCAGCTTCGAGGCTGCGGAAGCTCTCATCCCCGTGCTCTCTGCCTCTGCTCCGGCTCGGCCGTGGTTGGGGAACACGGCGCGTGTCCACCTCTTCCGCTACGTCCTGCCGGCCGAGGTGTCTACCACCATAGCGGCCCTTTCTAATGGCCTTTCTCTTCCGCAGTCGGTCATCAACGTGGCCACCACGGCGGGCCTCCCCGGGGCCGGTACGGCGTACGTGACGACCGCTGCGGGGCCGCAAGCTGTCACGTACACGGGGCTGTTCGGCGGGACGCAGCTTACCGGGTGCTCTGGCGGCACCGGGCTCATGTCGACGGGCGGGCTGGTCACGAGCGGCTACAACATCATGACCACGCTCCAGCTCCAGAATCTTGTCGAGCTGATGCCCGTCGAACGGATGACGAAGCAGTGGTTCCTGAAGACGTTCCGCTCCAGCCAGACGGACGGCAGCAACGCGGACGGGATGGTGTCCTGGGACGTGAACACGGGCTACCTGCAGATCGGAAGCTACAGCGCGAGCGGTCCAAGCGCTGGTGGGATGATCGTTCGCTCTACTGGCGGGAACGGGGTAACCGGAGCGTCCTCGCCCGACGTCTACGCGTTGAACAGCCAGTACGTCGCGAACGGAGGGGCGACTCCTCCCCTCCCCGCGGTTGGCGCCTGGGGGTGGTCTATCCCGGATGGTTCCGGGCTTGGCTGGCTGGCGAGCGGCCCGACGCTGCACAACAACCAGTACCTCGGGAAGAGCGACCTCCCTTTCGTCTTCGACTTTTCCACTAACGCTTTTACCCTCTCTCCCACGCAAGCCATCCTCGGGCAGAAGCTCGCTGTGGTGCCCACGACGAACTTCCAGGCAGACCCGGCCAGTTTCTGTCTTGTCGTGCGTATCGGGCAGGACCTCGTGTGGTTCGACGGTACCGTCACCCGCGGGGCCGGTGCGTCCGTTGTGAACTACCCCGGCATGGCCCCGCCAGGCGAGGCGCCGATGCCGTACCGCGCCGTGCTCGCGGCGAACGGAAACAAGTACGCTCCAGGGAGCAACACGATTACAGGCGCTGATGCGCTGGAGCGCGCGCTCAACTGGTCGGTGGCTGTGCCGGGCTACGCGGCCCCGGCCATCCAGGGCAGCGGACAGCCCCGCAATATTCGGCTTTTTCTCCGCTCTGGTACCTACCAGATGCTCGGCGGAACGAAGGTGTGGGGAGACTGGAACGCGGGGGCGGACAGCGGTGGCAACGCGGGGTCGTCTATCGTTATCGAGGGCGAGGAGGGGGCTTCCGGGCTCGCCGCGAACGCCAGTGGCACGACGTCCGGGAACTCCATCGGGACGCGGCCCGCCATCCGAGGGCAGAACCCGGCGTTTGGTGGGTCAGGGACCAGGAACGCCTTGCTTCAGTTCTACGCGAACTGCCTGAAGCTCAAGAGCCTGAACTTCGCGATGGACGACCTCGGCTCCGGGACGCAGTCCAACTATCTGGCCGCGTTCGTTGGCGACACGGTCATCTTGGAGGACTGCACCTTCTTCGGCCCTGTCTACGTCCAGGCCGATAACATCATTATCAAGAATTGTCGGTTCTTGAACCCGTACTCGTACAACAACACGATGGTGAGCCCGCCGATGCTGGGCGGCTCCGTGAACGTCAACCCTGGCGCGGCGCTCCTCTTCCTCGCCCCCAACGGGGGCTTGAACGAGTACGGCAGCACGAAGAACGTGCTCTGGGACGTTCGGGACAGCTACTTCTTCTGCCAAGGTATTCCCTCGACTGCGGTGACTGGCTCGACCCAGCCCCCCTACGCCGCGAACGTCGTGCTCAAGACGACGGCGGACGGGAAAGTGCGCCTCGTGGGGAACGTGTTCGACGGAGCTGCGGTCGCTCCGACGAACCTCGGTCAGAACATTCCCTCTATTCATGTGCTCGGCACCAAGAGCCTGCTGCAGATCGCGGAGAACAAGTTCATCAACGCCACGGGCGCGATGGGCAAGACCGGCAACAACAGCGTCACGTCAGCGTTGCCGTTCAACGGTGACTACACCGGCGCCCCGATGCACTACTTCTCCGGCTCCGGTGTCTGCGTTGCCACGGCGTACATCTCGATGACTGTGGGTCGCGACAAGACGTCGAGGACGCTCATCGAGGACAACTACTTCGACTTTTCCTACTGCGGTGGCGTGGCGGCCGGCTACACGCTGTGGGGGGCGTGCCTCGCCGTCTTTAGTGGACTTTCCGTAAACGGGGTTCTTGGGTCGTACTCCACGTCGTTCCAGAACATCACGTACCGCGAAAACCACCACAACATGTCGACGGACAGCACGACAGGGTGGTCCGGGACGACGGCCCCGTCGCTGTACGGCTTCTACCTCTCCCGCCTGCTGCAAGATGGGGTGAACGTTACCGGCCCCGTGTCGAACATCAGCGTGACCGACAACACGTTCGACATTGGGTTTGCAACAGCCGCCAGCATCCCCCAAGGCTGGCGTTCTATTGCGGGTGGTAGCGGCGGTAGCGGCGGAACTTTCCCCGCCGCAACGGGCGTGCTGACCGACACGACGGTGCTCATCGGCATCGTTCTTCGGAACTACACGCCCGTCGCCACGCCGTACGCGCTGGTGTCTTCGACTGGGATCCGAATCTCCAGAAACAAGGTCTACCAGCGCGCACAGCTGGCACTCAATACCCCGTCTCCCGGCAGCTTCCAGCAAAACGCCGTGGCCTGCAACACAAACACCCCTGTAGCGGCGAACGCGTACTGGTGCTTCGTCGCAATCGCCCTGGCTTCGGGAGACGGCGGGTTTGGTTCCGGCAGCCCGCGAATGGCAGATGTCCTCATCAGTGAAAATATCATCACTGCCCAGGCGTTTGGCTGCTCCTACAACGGCTCTTACTTCGCCCTCGGCTGCTCTGGGGCGGGCATCGCTGCGATGGATCTTTACACTAGTCGGATCGTCGGCAATGTTGTTGACCTCTACCTTGCTGCGGCGGGTATCCGAGCGGTTGACCTCTCTGGGCCTCAGAACTACCGCGTCCATGTGTCGGGAAACACGCTAGGCGCTGTTTACGCCGTCGGCACTGCGAGCACGGGGTCTAACTACATCTACATTTCGGATAATTACATCAACGGTGGCACAGAGCAGAGCGGTACTGTTGGGGTCGTCTTCTACACGGCCCCGGGGACTAACTCTAACTTCCCGTGAGCTGCGCAGGAGCTTTCCGATGCCCACCGCGGTTCAGCCTGGCCCCACTAACCCGTATGTCGCCCCCTCTTCGCTGCAGCCCATGGCTGCCGGCGGAGTGATCTTGGTGGCAGCACAGCCCGGCCTCGTAGGCGGAGCTATCGCTCTGCCGACCCAGCCGCCCCCTTTTGGTGCCAACGTCGGCGTGCTGAGCCAGCCGGGAGCACTGAGCGGTACCCTCGTTGTCGTCACCCAGCCTGGAATCGTAGATGGAGGAGTCGAATGAACACGCTCACATGGGGGTACGTTGCCTCCCCCGCTGTCACCAGCTGGGTCATCACGAAGAGCACAGACGGGGGCTCTACGTTCTCGGCGCTCGCCACCGTCGCCTTCAGCGTCACGGGGGCCAACTTCAATCCGCAGACGCAGCAGTTCTTCTACGCCGATGCTGCTGGCAACCCAGGGGACATCTACGAAGTGGTGGCCGTGGGGAGCGCTGGAACCAGCCTCCCCGTCATGCTCATTGCTCCTCCCGCAGCCCCACAGCTCTGTAAGGTTATCGGATACCTGAAGGACCCCTTCGGCGGCGTGGACCAGAACACGGTCATCAACGTGAACAGCATGGGGACGAAGGGGGAGCGCTGGGTGCCCTCGACGGCTGGGCTGCTCTCGCAGGCCCCGATGGGGCTCGCCGTCACGCCGTCGCACCGGAGGGTGTACCCGGACGCAAATGGCATGTGGCAGGTGTCTCTTGTGTACGGCGCCTACTGCCGCGTCGAGATTCCGTCAATCGACTTCTCGTGGACATTCGAGGTTCCGGCGAAGGCGGGTCCCATCAACATCCGTGACCTCCCGCAGCTGCGCGGTGAAGCGCTTGGCCTCTTCCAGCAAGAGGACGGAGAGCGCATGGGCTGGCCCAACAGTTGACGGAGGAGCACGCTGTGAGTAATGAATTCGAGACGCATGTGACGAAGCGGCTGGACGAAATCCTTCGGCTGGTCCTCGACCTGAAACTCAACTACAGAAAAGACGGAGCACACATCATGGCCGACCTCTCAGCCCTCATCGCGGAAGTGAACCAAATCACCACGGTCGCGGCCTCGGCCGAAGCCCTCATCCAGGGCCTCGCTGCCCAGATCACCTCGGCGGGGACGGACCCGGTGAAGCTTGCTGCCCTCACCTCTCAGCTCGGCACCGTTGCCGCAGCGCTCGGTGCGGCCGTCGCTGCCAACACGCCCGCGAGCCCCGCCCCCGCGGCCGTCGTTCCGGCGCCGGCGCCGGTGGCTCCCGTCGTTCCGGCGCCGGTGGCCGGCGTGGAGGACCCCGAGCACTCCTGAGCTCGGCTCGGTAGGACAGGCCTCGGTAGCTTCGGCTGCCGGGGCTTTTCTTTGCCTGGCGCTTGCCATAGCTGAGCATACGTGCGACTATTCGCAATAATGGAAATCGTAGAGCTAGGCAGCCACTACCGCGTGAAAAAGAGCGCAGTCGACTTTGACCGCATCCGTCACGAGCTGTGGGTCGACAACAAGGGAGCAGAGGTACAGGCGATGCTCGGCTACGCAGCCGACGCGGCGTCTGGCGTTGCTTTGTGGGAAGAGGATGGCGACCACGTCATCTTGCCGCGCGGATACAACATCGCGGCGGCGATGCTGAGCAAGGACCGGGTTCTCTTCGAGGACATCCGGCCTGAGTTCCCTTCCACGGAGCCGCTCCAGTTCACGCGAGAACTGACGCCCCTGCAGAAGAAGGTCGCTCCTCATCTTCTGCCCCACTACGACAAGCTGCTCTGCCTCGGGTGTGGAAAAGGGAAGACCACGAGCGCCTTGTGGCTCGCTGCACAACGGAATAAAAAGACCCTAATCATCGTTGACCGCGACTTTCTCGTGCCGCAGTGGCTCGGGGAGATACTCGCGTGCTTCCCGTCGATGCTCGACGTCGATGTGGGGGTCGTGCAGGCGAGCCGCCGTGAAATCGGCGAGCACTTCACCATCGCCTTGGTCCACACGCTCGCGCAGCAGGAATTCGACGCGGCGTTCTACGACCAGTTTGGCTTCGTCATCGTGGACGAGGCTCACTGCATGGGCGCCGAAAGCTTTAGAGTAGTTTTGCCTAACTTTCCAGGGGAGCGCCTCCTCCTGTCCGCCACCCCCGCGCGGGCGGACGGACAAGAAGCGGTCTTCATGATGCACGCGGGGGGTATGCAGCCCTGCTACGTCGACCTAACGAGAGAGCGCAGCAGCTCGTGGTACTTCGTTCACGCCCCGCCCTACGTGAGCGAGCAGCGGCTGGCGAAGTGTCGGCGCTACGCCCCCGGACTCGGGCGCCACATCCTCAATCGCCCCGCCTACGAGACGGCGGCATCGGGTAGCCTGGCGTTCAACGCGATCGTCACCACGGAGCTGATGAAAGTGGCCACGGCAGGGCGCTCGGCCCTCGTGCTCGGCTCGCGCACGGAGCAGCTGGGGATGCTGGCCGAGGTGCTCTCGGAGCACGCTGACGCCGGGCTCGTCACCGGGGCAGTCAAGGGCGCCGAGCGAGACGAAGCGTTCAACCGCCAGATGATCTTCGCGACGGACAAGATCGCCAGTCGTGCGCTCAACATCCCGAGGCTCGATACGCTGGTGCTCCTCTACCCGACCGATGACGTCGGCTTCCTGCGGCAGGCCGTGGGGCGTATCGACAGGGAGTACGCAAACAAGAGAAATCCGATTGTACTGGTTTTCTGTCACGACGCTCTGAAGAGGAAAGAGACCGACATGGAGTCCGCTATTATAAGCATTGATGCGAAGGCTGAGATACGACACGTCAACAGGAGGGTTCCGTGATGGGGCTTGAAGAGGACAGGGAGCTGCTGGAGGAAGCGCTGGACAGCGAAGTGCTGCGGCCAGCGGTAAAAGAGGCGTTCGACGACATGCTGGCTAAGCTCGACCGTTTCGGGCGCCCGCTCACGCCAGCGCAGAAGACGTGGGTGCAGGCGGCGATCAGCGGGGATCGATACGAGCCGGAGGAGACGTACAAGAACGAGTTCTCGTCGGGGAAGATTCCTGTTGGCGAGCCCGTCGTCTTGAACGTGGGTCCTCTGCCTAAGCGGCCACCGGGGCGCCGATGAGAACCCTGCTCTGGTCCCGCCCTGTGATTGACTCTACAGATATGGGTGGCGTCCACTACTCGCAGAGAAACGGAACCTTTCCAAAATGACTAATCAAGGTCTACTACCTGAGAAGGTCGTGACCACGAAGCAGAACCGGGCAGGGTGGAGACGCCGTGGATGGGACTGCGTGTTCGAGTACCAAGCGAAGGACGGCACGAAGAAGCAGGGCAAGGGTAAGCGTTTCGTCGTCGATGGCGTCACTATTGAGCTTTTCCCCTCTGCCGTTCTTTGTGCGATAATGCACAAGGAACTCAGGACGTTGTACGCCTGGGAGCTACGCTTCGGGTTTCCCCGGGCGCTCTGGCGAAACCGGGACGACAGCCGCTGCAATCGGTATTACAGCCGAGCGCAGTTGCTGTTCATCCAGGCTCTTTTCAACCACTACGGCCGGCTGAAGGGGCCGAACCGAGACAAGCTGAAGCAGTTCATCGAATCCGTGAAGACCCGTTTTTTCACCATTGATATTCCAATAGAGCAGCGCGAAAGGAAGGCTGAAAATGAGTAACCACGTTGACCAGATCGTGATCGAGTGCCGAGCGATCAAGATGATGCTGCTGGAGAAGAACAGGAAGTATGGAGACTCGGCGCTAGAGCCCCTCGGCGTCTTCGCCCCGAACTTGACGCCGGCGCAGTCGATTCGGGTGCGCATCGACGACAAGCTGAAGCGCATGAGGAACCAGGGTGGTGAAGACGAGGATGTTGTGCTCGATCTCATCGGGTACCTCATCCTTCTCCGCATCGCCGAGCGAGAGGAGAAGCTACTGGTTGCCGACCCCACCCCGCCGGCCGAAGCTGTTGAGGAAGCCCGCAAGGCTGTGCAGCGGCTGGCCAGCGGCGAAGCGGTGGCTACTCCGGGCCTGCTCTGGACTGCCCCCTCGCGCGTCCCGGATAGCCTGCGGCAGGTGATCAATCAAGCGCTTGCCAGCGCTGGCTACGAGAACGTACGGCTGGCGCTGGAGGCAATCGTCCACCGCGACGAGGCGGAGGCGCGGCCGGCGCGGGCGACGAGCAAGGGAGAGCAGGTGTCGTGTGACGATTGACCCCGAAGTGCAATGCTCTTTCTGCGAGTCATCCCCGATTCACGGAAGGGCTGTCTGCGCGGCCTGTAGCCTGCGCATCGAACACGACCAGTACCCCGTCGTGTGTTCGGGCTGCCGCTCGCGCTTCGGGCGGAAGCAGTCGGTGGTTTGGATCGGCGGATCGAGCGTGACTCCAGACACGCACGCCGAGCTGCAAAAGCTGAAAAATCTGTGTAATGGACTTCCCACGTTTGCGCGCGTCGAATGCGAGTCGTGCAAGCCGGGATCGGAGGCTGACAATGGGACTGCGTGAAGATGCGAAGGCGAAGCTCGCTGAGTACGAAGCTCTGGAGACGGAGAGGCGCTCCTACATCAGGAGGCACGAGCCGGTTTTCTCCCGGCTCGAACAGATCGAAGCCGGCATGGCCAAGGTGAAGGACGAGCTGTCTCGCCTCTTCTACACGAAGAGCGGACCCCCGAAGGAGGTGCCCGAGGGGAAGAAGAGCTTCGTCTGGGCGAAGGGCGCGGAGCACATGCTTCAGGTGCAGTACAAGAAAAAGGCAGACTTCTACGACCCGACGAAGCTGCCGAATGACATTCTCACTATTCCAGGCGTCGTGATGGCGGTTAGCACGGAGATGCTCGACCTCCTCGTAGCGGCCAAGAGTAGCGGGGTGATCGGGGAGAAGATCGCGGCGGCGAGGAGTAAAGGCGCGTGGATGAAGCCCGTCGTCGTCCTGCCCAGGCTCGCGGAAGAGAACACGGAAGGGGACACAGAGGTGGAAGATGCCTAGCGCGGGACGATCAACCGGCTCTGACGACAAGAAGCGCGCGGTGAAAGCAAAGCTGGAACTCCTCGCGCAGGCGGCCGTCGCGTACAAGATCGCGTTGGAGAACCAGTCTCTCACGTTCATGGACACGAAGACGCTCATGGGTGCCGCGCTCGACTACGCGCGCACCCTCGCCGGGCCTACCGTGCCTGGTCCTCGGAGGCGACCGTGACTGTGCTCCGTCTTCCGCCGCGTCCGCTCAGGATGCCCGTAAACGCGCCGAAGGGGGGAGAGAGCCCCGCTACCCTGTCCGCGATGACGTCGGCGCCTTCTAGGGCCGGTTCTGGCCAACTGCGGGCGCACGCCACCGTCACCCAGCACGAGCGAGACAGGAGCAAGACCGTGGCACACGAAAAGGTCGTCGAGGGCAGCCTCCCCGGAGAGGGGGCAGGCTGGGCGGGGAAGGTGTTCGAGCTGACCATCCCGGGACCCGAGCGGTCGTACAAGAGCGCGCACATCGGCGTCATCGCCTGCATGCCTTGTGCGCCAACGCCGGTTGGATTCGCAGCGGCGTACGTGCTCATTGACGAGATTATTGATGAGCAGATTCAGGCGATGGCCGAAGAGGTGAACGCGCACTTCTACGACCCTAAAAGGCGTTAGACGAGATAGCGCTAATCGAATTCGCCTCCCGTTTTCGGGGCAGCGGGGGGCGACGTGGTGCGGAGTCCTCGCGCGCGCGTAAGAGTATCTTATTAGATGATTTTGATAAGGCTAAGATGCTTTTATTCTTACGAGCGGGATCGCGCTGGCGTGTACGTACGTGCGTACGCGTGAGAGTAATAATTTCAATAAACGGTAAACCGGCTGCGGCTCTCCGGGAGCACTCGGCAAACCGAGTTAGCAGGACGCCCTTCGGGCTCGGCCTTCGGCCGCCTGCTAATCGGTTTACCTCGGCCCCTCCGAGCCTTGCCTGGGAGGTAAGGGAGAGAGTGAGAAAAGACTGAAAAACAAGCGTTTCGTGACGTGACAAAACGGAATCTACGCTGTACTATGCTGTTTTCCGCTGCAAACGCAGCACAAAAGGAATCCGACAAATGACTGCTTTTCGATTGCCGACGAGAGTGATGCCCCGTGGCGGGGCCATGCTGGCTGCCAGTCCCAACCTGGCAGGGTCTGACTTGAAGGGGATCTGGGCGTTCGTGAACGCCGACGACAAGAACAAGTCTGAGAAGCTGGTCGAGGCCAGCAAGCTCGAATTCACTAACCGCAAAACGCTCGCCATCCCCACTGCTGAGGGGACGAAGGAATACAGCTTCACGCCGTACTCGTTTGATCAGTTTTCCGGGATGCTCAAGATCCCGACGAAGTACCTGGAGAGCTGCCCCGTGGGAGGACCGGGTGGCATGAAGGCGCAGATCGACCTGCGGCTCGCGGAGCGCGGGAACAAGGAGCAGTTGGTGCGCTTCCGCAACACGGACACCGTCGAGGGGGTGAGCGGCGTGATCCGCGCCGTCCTGCCGGGGCTCTTCACCCCGTTCGACAACCGCCACCTGCTCACCGCGGTGCAGCGGGCGAATCAGGAGGCGGGCGGTGGCTTTCAGCTGGAGCTGACCAACGCCCACGACCCGCGGAGCATGGAGCAGGTGTTCCATCTGCGCTTTCTCCGGCAGACGGGGTTCAACTTCGACGGCATCGGGATCGATGACCCGCACCGCATCGGCTACCACTGCTTCACGTCGGAGGTCGGCTACAGCGACCTGGTGCTGAACGCGCTCGTGTGGCGCCTCGTCTGCAAGAACGGGATGATGGGGTTTGGGGACAGCGAGGTGCTCAAGATCCGGCACCGGAACTTCGCCTCGCACGAGGTGACGCCTCGGCTGCAAGAGGGCGTGCTCTCTGCCGTGAGGCAGGAGGCGGCCGTGAAGGAGCTGCTGGAGCGCAAGTACACCGAGCCCGTGCGCGACTTCGAGGGAGAGCTGCTGCTCCTCGGGGCGAAGACGAAGGTGAGCGACTTCATCAAGGAGCGCGCCGTTGAGATCGCCCGGACCCACAAGAAGGAGGAGTACAGCCGGTTCGACGTGATGCAGGCGTACACGGAGGCCGCGCAGAGCCTGCCCATCGACGACCGCGTCAAGTTGGAGCTGACCATCGGTCGTGCCATTTTCGGAGCCGGCGCTATGGTGCGCAGCCGCCGGAACGTGCCCGAGACGATCGACACTGACGGGGAGATCGTCAATCCCGAGAACTAGGACTAGCAGTTGCACGAGGCCCTAAGCTGTCCCTGAGAGGGGGGGCGGCTTAGGGCTTTTTTCTTCACTAGTACACAAACGGAGATGCGAGTATGGCGATGGAACTTTTCGAGAGCGCGCTGATTAGCGCCATTATTGACCAGCGGGACCTGAAAACCGTGCTCAAGCACAAGATTGATCACACGTTCTTCTTCGAGTCGACGACGAAGGCGGCGTTCATCTTCCTCGTGCAGTGGTACAACAACCCGAAGTACAACGACGTCCCGAGCTGGGAGAGCTTCGCGGACTCGTTCCAGGCGTTCGAGCCGGTGCGGACGGAGGACAGCCTCATTTCCCTTTGCGACAAGCTGCGGCAGCAGAAGTTGTACGGGGACATCGCGAGCGTGCTCCAGGAGGTCGGAGAGCTGACGGCCGGCGATCCGACGGCGGGCTTCGAGAAGCTGAAGAAGACCGTGGTGACTCTTGCCGAGGCGCACACCGTGGACGAGAGCAGCACGCTCAAGTCTTCGCTCGACGACCTGCAGAGCGAGTACCTCATGATGCGGGACGGAGACACCAAGCTGAAGGGGTACCCGTACCCGTGGGAGGCCCTCAACGTCAGCACACTAGGCATCCAGCGGGAGCACCTGGTGTTCTTCTACGGCCGCCCGAAGTGCCTCAAAACGTGGCTGCTCGTCGAGATCGCTCGGCTGCTTCACTCTAACGGCCTTCGCGTCCTGTTCCTGTCGCAGGAGCTGAGTGACCTTGAGATCAAGCGCCGCTTCGTCGCGCTCGCGTCCAATGTGAATTACACGCAGTTTACGCGTGGCATGCTGGGCGAGGAGGCGGAGGCCACGTTCTTCGAGACGATGCAGTCGCTGGCGCATCACGAGGATCTCATCGTGAGCCAGCTGTGCGCAGGTGAGGCGTCCATCACGGACTTGCAGGCGCAGATCGACGAGTACAAGCCGGACGTCGTGCTCATCGACTCCGTCAACTACCTGTCGGCTGACTGGAAGGAGCTTGCGGTCATCCTTCGGGCGATGAAGCGGACGTGCAAGTCGCGCAAGGTGCCCATCGTGGCGACGACTCACGCGAACCGCTCGCGGAACAAGAAGGACGCCTCGGCGCAGGACGGTGCTGACGACTTCGCGTACGGCGACTCGTTCTATCAGGTGTGCGACGTTGCCGTACGCTGCACCGTCGACATCGAGGACCGGAAACAGAGGCAGGTGAAGCTGTTTACGGCTGCTATTCGTGAGGGCATGCAGACGCTGTTTACGGTGAACGCGAGGCTGTGCGAGGACATGACGCAGAAGAGCGTCGAGAGCATGGTCGAAGAGGGGGACGACATCGAGGAGCAGGAAGCCATCGACGCGATGGACGCGGAGGTTGATGAGCGGCTGCCCGAAGACGGGGGCGCTCCGTGAACCGTACGGGTGGCAAGGATGAGAAGAGGGCAGACTACACAGCGCTCATCGAGTCTCTCCTCGCCCCGTACTCTGCGTGGAAAGCGGGCGATGGGCGTTGGCGGTCTGCCTGTCCTGTGCATAAAGGAGACAATGCCACTAGCTTTTCGGTCTTCTCGAATGGCCGGTGGCACTGCTTCCGCTGCAAGGCGAGCGGAGACATGGCGCGGCTCGTCATGGTCATCAAGCACCTGACGCTCCAGCAGGCGCACGACTTCGTCGGTACGGCGCCCGTACCGCTGCTCAACATAGAGGCGCTCCCGCAGCTGCCCGACTGGAAGAACCGGGCGAGGAAGGACCAGTATCCGACGCTGAGCGAGGCCGTTCTTGGGCCGTACAGGAAATTCTGCGCGGAGTACCTGCTCGGCCGAGGCTTCAGCAAGGCGTCGCTGAAGTTCTACGAGATCGGGTACGACCTTCAGAACTGCAAAATCATTATTCCGGTTCGCGATGTTCGCGGGAAGCTCGTTGGGATCACCGAGCGTCTCGACTTCGACCACGACAAGTTCCAGATGTCGAAGTACCGTCACAGCGAATTCCAGAAGGCGCTCCACCTGTACGGGATGCAGAAGTGGGCGGGGAAAGAGATCGACGCTCTCTACCTCGTAGAGGGTCAGCTAGACGTTGTGAGGATGTACCAGCTCGGCAAGCACGCGGTGGCCGTGATGGGAGACAACCTGAGCGCGGAGCAGACGGATGTGCTCGTGAGGCACGCGCAGGTGAACAGGCTCGTGCTCGCGTTCGACAACGATGAGGCGGGGCAGGTGGTGACGCTGTCCGCGGCCAGGAGGCTGCACAAGACGAGGTTCGGACCGAAGCTGGCTGTCATGGAGTACGACACGAAGGACCCCGGCGAGCTGACGGACAGGAGCAAGACGAGGGTCGTTTCTATTCACTCCACAAAGCTGCTAATGACACCGGCGAGCAATTCTGTTAGACTGTTTCACCCTCACCACTAGGAGGAATTCATGGGACTACGAAGAGGACTCGCAGCGGTGCGAGACATCAAGACCAGCGGCGGCGGGGATCGCAGCGGTTTGCAATTCATCATCAAGGATGGAGAGTCGGCGATCGTTCGCTTCTACGGCGACTTCGAGAGTGAGCAGGACCCCGTCATCATGACGGAGCACACCATCAACCGCCTGCAGGGATCGGCGAAGTACCAGAATTGCGGCTGCAACGCGGAGCCCGAGCAGCCGTGCGAGTTCTGCTACATGAGGAAGAACGGCGACAAGGACATCAAGACGGGTCAGAAGGCGCTCTTCCGTCTGAAGGACTGCCGCAAGCAGCACAAGCTGGATAACGAGGTGCGCGTGCTCAAGCCCGGCGCCGTCTTCGTTCCCGGCAAGACGAACCCCGACTCTGACTTCATCAAGACCAAGTACCCGCCGTGCGTCGGAGCGTCGAAGCGTTGTCAGTTTTGCGCGCAGAAGAACGAGGCGAAGGTCGTCGGCCATCGCTACTGGAAGCTCGCGGCGATGTACGCGGATCAGGTCGTCAGCCAGAGCCAGGAGGTGCGAAACTACTGCCGCTGCGGCGCTCGCGGCGAGGAGGGCGAGGGCACCATCTCTGTCGACAGGTACCTCTGCGGGAACGTCAACTGCTCGGAGCCCGTGGAATTCTTCCCTGAGAGCGGGAGGCCCGTGGCGAAGTGCCATTCATGCCAGCAGACGCTCCCGCCCGTCGAGGACTTCAGCTGCTCCAGCTGCGGTCAGGACGCGCAGCGCTGCGGACTAACGGACTTCTACTTCAAGGTGACTCGTATCGGCGCTGCGGGTAACGGCCCTCCTACGTACAACTTCGAGCCGATTCACCCGTGCAAGTCGCCGACCGAGGAGGAGTTGAAGGAGGCGGCGGAGAACGTCCCCGACTTCGAGTCCATCAGCAGGCCGGACCCGCCTGAAATGCAGGCGAGCGTGCTGGGGGTACCTCCGCACTTCCGCTCGGAGGGGCACGGCGCGCAGGAGTATGACTCTTCGCCGGATGAGCCCGACGCGCAGGTTGCCACGGAGGCGCTCCCCGGCCCGGACGACGACATCCCGTACGAGAGCCCTTCAGCGAAGCCGGTTGCCAGGCCGTCTCCGAGGACCGCGGCCCCCAAGGCGCCCGCTGCTCGGCCCGCTTTCCGTCTCCCCGGACGCTGAGAGGTAGACCATGACGAAGAGACTCGACCGACCTGAGATACGTGTCTTCCTCGACCGCAGCTCGGTCGAGTCTCTCTGCGAGGAGCTGCTCGCGGAGAGCGGCATCAACAGCATTGATACGGAGTGGTACAACTACGACCGCAAGCGAGGCCCGGCGTTCAACGCGTCGGCTTTCTGCATCCAGCTTGGGTGGGAGCGGGACAGCGACTCAGAAATTCAGTTAGCGTACGTTCACAACCACGGCGAGAGCGCCGGCAACATCCACGCGTTGGCGCCGTGGTTGCGAAGCGCGGCTCACCCGAAGCTTGCTCACAACGCGCCGGTGGACTGGCACGTCATTGCGAACGAGGGAATCGTGATGGAGGGGGTCACCGTTGACACGATGGTGCTCGACCACCTTGTCGACGAGAACCGCGAGAACGAGCATGGCTTGAAGGAGTGTGTGCGGGACTACTTCGGCGTCCACCGCAAGAGCTTCAACGAGACGTATGGTGCTCCGAAGCTGACTAAGGACGGGCTGCCGTACGCCTCGGGGCAGCTCATTGTTCCGCCTCTCGATGAGGTTGACATGAGCGATCCGGTTACCTGGCAGAAGCACCTGGAATACTCCTGCGACGACGTGTGGGATGCTCTAATGCTTTACAAGCGGCACCGCGCTACGCTGGAGGCTACGCCGTGGTTCGGCGAGAAGACCATGTGGGACTACTACATGGCGGTTGACTCGCCGATCACGCGCATCATCTGCAAGATGGAGCGAAAGGGTATGACGCTGGATGTCCCCTTCCTGCGTGAGATGTCGGAGGTGTGCGGGGAGGACCTTGAGCAGATGCTCGCGAAGGCGTGTGAGTGGGCGGGGGCTCCGTTCAACGTTGGGAGCGACAAGCAGCTGGGTCACCTGCTCTACGGCCACGGCACGCTGCCCATCATGAAGGGTAAGCGAACGCTGTTCTCTATCCCTGGCAAGGGCTGGCCTGTCCTGAAGCGAACGCCTGGTGGCGCTCCATCGACGTCGGCGGAGGCGCTCGTAGAGCTTCGGCGAGAGCTAGAGAAGGGCATCAAGGTGCCCGAGGCGGGAACTAACCGGACGAGGCTCGTGAGGGTGCCGAAGGGGGACCTCGAAGGCTTCGACTGGATTCTCAATTACTCGAAGTTCTCTACGCAGAAGAGCACCTTCCTCGATGGGATGGTGACGAAGCAGAGGAACGGGCGCATTCACGGGCGCATCAACCAGATCGGAACAACATCTAGTCGCTTTTCCGCCTCAGATCCCAACCTGCAGAACATCACGACGGGTGAAAAGGACGTCTACCACCTGCGCGACTGCTTCACGGCACCGCCGGGGTTCTTGCTCATCGTGGCCGACTGGGCGCAGCTCGAATACCGGCTGCTCGCGCACTACAGTCAAGACCCGACGCTCCTGAAGATGTTCGTGGAGGGGTGGGACATGCACTCGCTCACGACCGCTAACATCTTTCCGCACATCAAGCGGGAGGTGGAAACGCGCTTCGGAGGCATCACGGCCGAGGCTCTCAAGTGGGTGGCCGAGACGTACCCGAACGAGCGGAAGAAGGGGAAGTGCGTTCACCCGGACACGCTCATTCACACCGAGACAGGCTACCGCACCGTTGGGGATGTGGTTGGCGCTGGCTCCGCGGATTCGTTCACCCGTCCTGATGCACGCCAGGTCCAGACCCCTAGCGGCCCATTGCGCATCAACGCCGGGTACGTAGGGCAGGAGGTTGACCAGCTTGTGGTCGTAACTCGGCATAACGCGATTGTTTGCCGACCGGAGCATCTGTTTCAGACCACATCCGGGACGATGGTTAGGGCGGACCATCTGCACCTTGGTTGGGAGCTTGAGGAGGCCACCGTTGAGCCGCTTCGGTTAGAGGAAAACCCTTGGCTGCCCGTGAAGCTGTGGGAGGATGTCCCCGAGACCATGCAGTACTGCACGCCGGACCTGGCCTACTTCGCGGGTGTGTTTCACGGAGCCGGCACTAACAACGAGTCTTCTGCGTCGATCACGCATGGGCCAGTGGACCGCCCGATTTACCGTGCTTGGCAGCAGGAGCTGGTGTCTCTGTGCCGTGGACTCGGGCTCGCCCCCGAGGCGAAGCGAACTTTCACGTACTTTGGCAGCCGTGTCGTGCTCAGATGGCTTGAGAGCCTCGGGCTAGCGCAGCCCGGCGGCAAGCGGAAGAAGATGTCGGTTCCTACCTGGGCAATGTCATTGGAGCTGTTCCCACACTACTTCGCTGGGTTGGCAGATACCGACGGCACCGTGGGCAAGGATGGGCGGCTTTCGATTACAACGAAGTGGCCCACCTACGCTGGGCAACTTGCCACGCTGCTCAGGGCGTGTGGGGTGTCGTGCAGCGTGGAGGCCACGCTCAACAAGACGTATGAACGTCACTATTACAGGGTGTTCTTGTCTAAGGCAGATGGGCACAGGTTCATGAAAAGGCTCCTCCGTCTTCCCCATAAACGGGATCGCCTGCTTCCAGGTTCGCGCAGCTACCAGCCAGAGGCTAATGAGGTTACTGCGCTCATTCCGTACGGGAAGGCTCCGTGTGTCGATCTGAACGTCAAGGGTCATGTCTATTGCGCTAACGGGTTAGTCACCCACAACACGCTCAACTTCGAGATCATCTATGGGGTCGGCCACAAGAAGCTTGGTGACCAGCTGCGTATCTCCCACGAAGACGCGAAGCAGATGATTGATGGGTGGTTCCGGGCGTACCCTGGCGTGAAGGCTTGGATGAATCGGCTGCTGAGCGAGTATCGCACTAAAGGATTTACGCGCCTCCTTGATGGTCGCATTCGGCACGCGAACATGGCGCGGCTGAATCACAAGGAGTATTGGATTAGAGGTTCCGAGGAGCGCACGCTTATCAACGGGAAGATTCAAGGGAGCGCCGCTGCCATGGCTCGACGAGCGATGATCCGCATCGATGAGTGCGACGAGCTGCGCGAGCTGGGCTACGGCATGACGATGCAGGTGCATGACGAGATCGTGGGCGAGGCCCCGATGCGGGCGGCCAAGAGAGTGGTGGAGCTGATACGCCCCATCATGGAGCAGCCGTTCTCGAAACCGCTGCGAGTGGCCATGCCTGTGAGCCTAGGCGTCGGGCCGTCATGGTCGACTGCGAAGGTGTGATGCTACGATACAGGCCCTAGACACACGAGTGTCATCAACCCCAGGAGAATCAGATCATGACCATCAAGGTTCGCGCATCTCTCGTCATCGATGGTGTCACTCTTCCCGACGCGTACTTCGACCACCCCAACTTCACGGGCACGAACGTGGCGGTCAACCTGTACGCCGAGCACAACCCGGCGGACGGCATGACCGACCGCTACGCACTCGCCACGACGGCGGTGACGAAGACGGCCAACACGCAGAGCGTCAACGACTCGCGCAACCCGACGAACCAGGCGGTCTGACCGTGAGCGTCATCGCCTCGTGTCGTGTCTGCGCACGGAGCGGTGTGGAGTCCGGCCGTCTTCTCTCCAACGTCTGTCAGGCGTGCGAAGAGAAGGCGGCCGAGGCTCTTCGGCTTGCAGCACCGCAGCCCGCGAAAGCTGGCGACCTGGTAGCCAAGGTGACCAGCGCACTCGGCATCCCGACCTGCGGCGCGTGCGCCAAGAGGCAGGCGGCGATGAATCAGGTGGACTTCAGCAAACCCGCGATGGAGGTGCTCTCTGGCCTGTTCGAGGCCATCACGAATCCTGACAAATCAGAATAGTAATTTTTCGTGGCTCGGGCCACTAAAGGAATAATCCTAATGGCAACCTACAAAAAATCTATTGGTCAAAAGCGTGAGGAGCGTCAGAGGGAACTCGCGAAGGCGCCGAAGTCAAAGAGCGTCGACCCCATGGACAAGCTGGTGGCGTCGCTCAACGCCCAGCTCGGCGGCATCGGTCACGTCTACACGGGGGCTAGCATCAGGGACACGGAGTTTCAGCGAAGGACGTCCGGCGTCCCGTCCATTGACTACATTACGAACGGGGGCTACCCGAAAGGGGGGCTAGTCGAATTCGGAGGAGAGTACAGCAGCGGCAAGACCACCCTGGCTCTGGAGGCGTGCGCGGCTGAGCAGAGAGGCGACGGCGGCGCTGTGGGATGGGTGGCGCTGGAACCGTTCAGCAAGCGGTGGTCGAGGGAGCGTGGCTTCTTCCTGCCCTTCAGCGAGGAGGAGAAGGCGAACCCTGATACGGGTGAGCTGACGCCGATTGACAGCTACGACAACGCTACGGAGCTGGAGAGGTACCGCATGGAGCAGGCGGGCATCACCGACCCCTACGCGGAAAGGTCGAAATTCGTGCTAGTGCAGGAAGAGCGCGGAGACGTGGCGCTCGACGCGGCGCTGACGATGCTGCGGTCGAACCTGTTCGCCATCATCGTTGTCGACTCTCTCGGCGTGGCGAAAAGCACGAAGTGGCTCACCGAGCAGGAGGTGCAGGACGCGGGAGACTTTCCTCGTGAGGCCCGCATGATCGGCGACTACACGACGCGCGCCTGCCTTGCGCTCAACGCGCGGTACGACGAGAACAACCAGGTAGCGAAGGACGGCAGCTATCGCCTGCAGACTACGCTAATCCACTTGAATCACATCGGCGTTGCCATCGGCGGGGGAACGGGGCCGAAGGCGAAGCACAACCAGCAGACGATCAAGGGCGGTGAGGGGAACAAGCACAATCACCATTGCATCATCTTTCTGTGGAAGGGTCAGCAGCACAAGGCGGAGGTCGGCGTCGGAGACGATAAGCGCCCGTACGTCTACGCGCAGGACATCAACTGCATCGCGATCAAGTCGAAGATCGGCCCGAGCCACATGCAGAGTTCCTACACGTTCTACCAGCAGGACTGGGCGACCTTCCGCATGGGAGACATCGACATCGCGGAAGACGTGGTGCAGATCGGGCTGCTCGCGGGGCTCGTGATTCGGAGCGGGGCGTGGCTCGAATACGGCGACGTGCGGGTGCAGGGGAGGGAGGCGTTTGTCACGGCGCTCCGCGAGGACCCGGACACATGTGGTCAGCTGTGGCAGGCAGCGCTGGCGGCGCTGAAGCGGTGAGACTCTTTCTCAGCGTCACGCCGCAGGGAGACACTAACTGGGAGTTCTACGACGTCCTCACGAGCCTGGTAGCGAACGTGCTCGGCTCCAGCGATGGCTACTCGTGGGAGATGGTTAGAGAGCTGTGTACGGAGGAAGAGACGCTAGTTCTTGTTTTGCCCGACGCAACCACCAGGACCTGGAACCTCGGGAACCTGTACGTCTACGGCAGGTGGGAACTTCAGACCCGGATCGAGGCCGTCTACTCGGCGGCGTTCGCGATGGTGTCTTCGCTCGTCCGTCCTAAGTTCCGCATTAGAACAAAGAAAGTGTGCCGCTGTGGCAAGCTCCCCCCAACCCGACCTGCACTGGGTCAGAAAGCTACTAGATGAATACTTCGAGGAAGTACGTCTTGCCACGGCTTCGTCGGTCGGTGGCTCAGGAGGAGCGCTTAGCCGTGCAGCTTGGGGGGAAGCGCATAGCTGGTTCCGGCTCTCAGCTCGGGGCGAAGGGGGACGTAAAGACGGAGCGCTGGCTTGTGGAGGCGAAGACGACTACGTCGGGTCGCTTCCCGCTGACCCTGGCTCTGTTTCGGAAGATTGAGAAGGAGGCCATTCAGGCAGGGAAGGCGCCTGTGATGGTCATCGAGATGGCAGGTAGAAGCCTCGCCGTAATCACGCTAGACGATTTTATCGCCTTTCGCGATTCGGCATCTTGACTAGTGAAGCAGCGGCGTGATTAGGTGGGTTTCGTTCCCACTAACGGAAACCAAGGAGAGAACATGGCAGCGAAGAAGGTCATCAAGCTCCCGGCCAAGAAGCCGGCAGCGAAGAAGGTCGTGGCGAGGAAGCTGGCGATCAAGCTCCCGGCCAAGAAGCCGGCGGCGAAGGTCGTGGCGAGGAAGCTGGCGATCAAGCTCCCGGCCAAGAAGCCGGCGGCGAAGGTCGTGGCGAGGAAGGCCCCCCTCGCTCGCCGTCCTCAGGCGAAGGTGGCCGCGAAGCCCATCGCGAAGCCGGCGGCCAAGAAGTCGGCTCTCGCCGAGGGCGTGAGCACGTATCGCACGCTGCGGAAGTACACCGTGCCGAAGCTGCGCGAGCTGCTCGCTGATCGACCGGCGGACGAGACGGCGGTGAAGTTCGTCCGCTACGTCGCCGGCTTGGAGTCGCAGATGCCGGACTGGAAGGCCAAGCGCCTCCCCCCGCCGGACGGCAAGCCCCGCAAGCGGGGTCGTCCGAGCAAGGAGGAGCTGGCGAAGCGGGAGGGGAAGGTGGTTGCGGCGGCGCCTGCGAAGGCCGCTGATGCCATCGCGAAGGCTAAGGCTGGAGGCATCGTGCCTCCCCCTCGCTTCGCCGTGGCGACGCCGAAGACGGCGCCCGCACCCTTCCGGCCGCCCGCGCCCAAGGCAGCCCCGAAGCCCGTCTTCCGGCTGCCGGGGTTGAAGTGAGTTCGTCCTTCCGCTAGCCACGCAGCTCGCCGCAAAGGAATCTACTAATGGGAATCGGCAAGTCACTCGGCAAAGCGTTCAGACTCCCGCAGGCGAAGCAGGCGGCCACTAATGCAAAAGTGGTTCCGCCTCCCGAGCCTGCGGGGGTAGCACCGCACTACGACTTCGCGAAGATATACGAGCTGCACCTCTGGAAGGAGTGCAACTCTGTGGAGGCCCGGAAGCGCAGCGGGAGGAAACAGGGAGTGTTCTCACCGTCGTCAGGGCTGCACCCGTCGATTGGTCTGTGTGAGCGGCAGCTCATGTTCAAGCTGCTCTGCGCTCCCGAGAGCGAGACGCGGGTGCTCACGAAGATCGTCAAGGTGATGGCGAACGGCACTAGCAGGCATGCGGGCTTCCAAGCCGACTGCGACGCGATGGCCGAGCAGGGTTGGATGGGCATCGTGCGGCACGAAAAGGAGGTCACTTGCCAGCACCACACGTTGCCCATCTACGGGCACGCGGACGGGGTGTGGACGATGGCCTCCGGCTGGCGCTTCATGTACGACCTCAAGACGTGGTCGTCCTCTAACTGCTCAAGGACCTTTGAGCCTGAATGGAAGCACCGGCTGCAGCTCAACACCTACGAGGGTCTGTACGCCGTGAGAGCCGGCTACATGGTGTACGAGAACAAGGATACGCAGGACTGGCTAACCCCGTTAGAGAGGTTCCGCGTGAACTTCGATCCGAAGATGTACTCGGAGACGGAGATGTACTGCGCGGGAATTCTGAAGCAGTTGAAAAAGAGGAAGCTTCCCGTCTTCTCTGAGAGGGTGTGCAAGGCGAACGTCATGTTCTGCGCATACACGGAGGTGTGTCTGGCGGAGACATCGAATGACGGGCTCGACTGGAGCGAGTACGACCAGCGCACGCCCGAGATCCTCGCGTGGCACGAGGGGGCGGTATGACTCTAATCGCATTCAAGCTCCCCAGGAAGCCGCTGTCCAAGCGACCGGGGAAACGACCAGAGCCTGTCCAGGAGGTTCTCCCGCCGGACCCCCTGAAAGACTGGCACCCAGGGTTCTCCGTGAAGGCAGCTCACGCCTTCTACGAAGAGGACCTCAAGCTGGTGGCCCCTTCGCGCCCCGCGTTTGAAGTAGAGATGCCGGAAGACATCACCGTCATCAGCTCGCGAGAGCTGGGCATGCTGCATGCGCAGTACACGGCGTACGTAGCGTGGTTGGAGGCGGAGCTGGCGACGCTGGAGATCACGGCACGAGAGGACGCTGCCTTCCTGGAGCACACGGGCGCTCTCGTCAGGCTGAGCAAGGCGGGGACCGTCGCCGACAAGGGAGCGAAGACCCTGAACGACCAGAGGTACGTAGCGGCGGAGCAGGCTGCTCTGACCTCTTCGGCTAAAGCTAAATTTCTCAAGGTTCGCGTGAGCGGGTACGAGAGGCTAGCCTCGGCGTTGTCGCGAGAGATGACTCGGCGGCAGATCACAGAGTGACCATGACCACGGAAGCCATCGAGATTCGCGTATCGGCAGGGACGCAGTGCAACGGGCTCGCCCTGAGCATCCTGGCTGCGTTCACGGAGGGCAAAGAGGTGAGCCTCTCTGCCATAGGCCCTGTCCCGACGTCGCAGGCTGTGAAAGCCGTAGCGGTGGCCAACCGTACCCTCGCCCCGCGCGGAGCCATGCTCGTCATCGTGCCGAGCTTGGTGACCAGAGACATCGTCGACAAGGACACCCACGGGCCTGTGCCGTGGGTGGTCTGCGTTATGCGACTAGTGGACTTCATCAGCCGAGGACCGGGAAATGGGTGAAGCAGAGAGCAGGCGCGGTCGCTCGTCTAAGCAGAAGGGGGCGCGCTACGAGAGGCTCATCGCGGAGGCGGTAGCCGAATGGCTCGGCCTGCCAACCTCCGACGTCTTCCGCACACGCACGGGGAGCAACAAGGAGGACATCGGTCTGAGCGAAGAGGCCGCTAGACGCTTTCCGTTCAGCATCGAGGCCAAGCATCACAAGAGCCTCAAGCTGCCGGAGTGGATCAAGCAAGCGTCCACGAATGCGGCAAAGGTGGGGCGGAAGCCTGTCGTTGTGTTCCGCGCTTCGAGGGACCGTGGGAGCGAGTCTACGGACTACGTCTGCCTGACCTTCTTCGACTTCATGGAAATCGTTACTAGAGTTTTGAACTACGAAAGGAATCAATGAAATGCCCTCTGCTAAGTCCTACCTGCTGAGCGCGCTCGCGGCTCAACAGATCGTCGCCCCCTACGTCGAAACCGAGCGCTCGCTCCTGTACGTCTACCACCGCGACCGGGTACGTGGACTTGCCTGGAGAGAGCATCGCTCCCTGCGGCAGCTCCACAAGCGGGTGCTTCGCAACGAGCGTGCGAAGGCGCGTAGGGCGGGCCGATGAGCGTCGAGATTCTTCCCGAGTTCGCGTCGTTCAAGCTCAACCCGGCGGGCATCGCGCGCGTCGACCTCGTGCGGCTGGCGTTCAGCAGTCTGCTGCTTACGCTCCAGGCTGCCTGCCCGGAGGGTCGCCACTTCTCCGTCACGAAGACGAAGCTGGAAGAGGCGTGCTTCTTCGCGGTGAAGAGCATCTGCGTCGACCCCGATTACCAGTTTCACGAGGAGGCCGACCATGTCTAACCCTCGCGACGGGTTCGGTAAGTACGTGGAGCTGGAAGGCGAACAGGCGGCGACGCACATGCAGAACGCGGACCCTGACTCGCACAAGCGACCTGGTGGCTTGTTTGACCCGAGCAAGCCTCGGCGGATTCGGACGACCATCATCGATAACGACGAGGACCCGGCGGAGGTGCTCGGAGACAGAGTGAGCCAGCGGAAGATTCGCCGGCACGCGGAGCTGGGCAAGATGGTGGAGGATGCGCTCGTCAATCGCGTTCAGCCCCCGACCGGCAACATGACGATGAAGATCGGCTTCGAGGAGTTCGTGCAGATCCGACAAGACCCGGAGTTCGAGCCGTTCTCCAAGTACGGGCAGGCGCTGCTGTTCTACTCGAACGGCAAGCCGCGAGAGCATCCCATCCGCCCTCTCATCGCGAACGAGGTGGGGATGTACCGCGGGAAG